TGGCGTGGGAGAACAGCAGGGTCGTGGCGTGGGAGAACAGCACGGTCGTGGCGTGGGGGAACAGCAGGGTCGAGGCGAGGGGGAACGTGTGCGTCTGGAATCAATCAGACGATTCTATCGTTACCCTGTTCGCATTTGCTGTGGCGTTCTTGTTCCGAAAGGCCAAGGCGACACGGAAATCGAAAACATCGACTATCATTCGACCCGTGAAGAAGGCTGGCTTGAATGGTTGGTTGGAAGATCACGCCATAAAGCCTGAAAAGTCAGTGGTGCTATTCAAACGGGTGTCGAAAGACTTCCTCACTCAGGAAGGTCAGTCCAGCGAAACCAATTGGACACCTGGTGAGACGCGAACACATGCGGATTGGACTCCTAAAGGACAGGAATGCGGTGCCGGTACATTTCACGCTTGCGCACGTCCTTACTTCTGTGATGAGTTTCGATCCACTGTCGGTGATAGGTACATCGCTATTAAGATCGACAAGAAAGACCTGTACGCATGGCCGGAACCGGAACCGAAGTATCCGCACAAGATCGCGTTCAGGAAAGGAACTGTGCTGTATGAGGTTGACCGGTTCGGAGACAAGATCGTATGAAAAAACCACGAAGCAAACCTGGGCTTGGAAAGGCCAAGCCAGCAAACGACAGAGGGTTCCTACGGATTGATTGGGTGGACCGCTACGGTGCCGAGTGCTCGCTTCAAGAGAGCAGCCTTGGGTTGGATATCCTATTCCAAAGGAAGTGCTGCTGACGACCCGGATGCACCTTAACCGCAAGATGGTCTCCAAACTCATCGTCAGTCTTCAACGCTGGCTCGACACAGGAAGACTATGAAACACACCTACATCGAAGAGACGGACGTTGGCAATCGAGTTGTCTGCGACGTTTGCGACGAGGACTACACGAACTCACCGGAGTGCGGAGGATTCCTCTTCCAAAGTTATGCTTACTGTCCGAAGTGCGCTCCCAAGCAACTCAAGCTGATCAAACGGTACAACGAGGAGCACTTCATCAAAGCGCACTGCCCTCCAAACATGGCCTTTGCCAAATGGGTCCTCTCCCTTCGGGGAGGGGACAACACCATTCGCGTGATTACCACCCGCGACGAGTAAACCAATTTGCCTGTCCGCCTCTCGCCGAGAGGGAGCCGTGGTAGCTCTCGTATTCCTTCGACGGACAGGCTTTCACTTTCTTATGCAAACAATTCAAGAACTCCGATGCGCTCGACGTGAAGCTGAGCGATCACTAAAGATTCACGATGACCGTCTGCCGATGCCAAAGAATGGAGACCTGCGCGTCTGGTGGATTCCTCAGGTTCCTGGAAAACCTTTCCACGTCCTGGTGCCGGACATCAGAACAGCAAAGGTCATGCTGGACGCTCTGGCGCAGTACGACCTGTTCCAGTTGGCAAACAAACTCAAACCAGATTACTCGAATGTCGGAGGACTTGAAGTTCACGATGGCTTTGAGTGGTCCGGTTGGGAAGATGACGAAGGCCAAGAAATCGACGCTTACGGTCTCGATGGTAAACTGGTTTGACTTTCCGTAACGATCTGTTACGGTCCGCTCATGATGTCGGTGTTAAGCCCGATAAGAGATTCACGGTTTGAGCGGATTTAATGTCCGGGGCCGCTGTCGAAAGGCAGCACCCAAAAAGACTCCCCGTCTCTTCTGGTGGCTTAACGGCCCCGGACTTTTTTTTGTCCATGGCACCCGACCCGAACATAGCGGATCGCTGCGTATGGTGCGGTGACGTTCTGGTTCGTCCGGTTAGCGTTTGCGCCGGTATGCGACAGAACGGTGGGACGGAAAATATCGACATTTCAAAACCGCCACGAATTGTGAAAGGCGCAAAATTGATGACCTAGTGACCGAGTCTCCTGGATGCTTCCGAAGCTGCCAGGTGTTGCGCGTGTAGACCAAATACGGATTCCTAACGAAGGAACGTGAGTTCTGCGCTTCTTTCCTTCACTGGAAAGAAGTGTCCCCAAAGCCGTTTCCTTCAAAGAAACATGCAGGTCTGAGGGAACGGGAACAAAGAGACCGGACAGAAGAGAAGAAACAAGGTACAAGGAGAACAAATGACAAAGATAACCGGCAAGCTGACCCAGTACGGATTTGAGTGGGGAGCGGCAACGTGTACCAGACTCTTCTCGGATGATAAGGCTGGCTGGGTGACCATCTGGATCAAGACACCGAAGGAAGATTTGCAGGTGTACGTGACCCGGACTGGCAAGGTTCGGATACACGGGGTGGAAGGCGAATGGACGAAGCCTCCTGGGAAGAGGAAGGTGTTCCGGTGTCGGATGAAGCGGCCTGGAAAGAACGAGACGCTGATGTCTCCCGCTGTGTATGAGGAGATGAACACGATGGTCCTTGATATCGCGCCGCTGACGGAGATCGATAAGGCGGTTGCGATGGCGATAGGGTACGCCAAGCAGCAAAAGAAGAGAGTCCGCTTTGAATTCAACAGCCACACCTACTTGGTGAAGGCGAACACAAATCCACGGTCGGTAATCCGGCAGTGGGAGAAGAACCAGAAAGGGAGAGCATAATGAAATCGACGAAGATAACGGTGGAGTTGGACATACCAGAGGCGGCAGCGGTTTGCGCTGCGCTGATGAACCTAACGCAATGCGGATGGAATGAGGCCGAACAATCAGCCATGAATAAGCTCGAACTGGCTATTCGACAGGCTGCTGGTGGAAGCACTCCTGAGGAGTGCAGAGAGATAATCCTGGCGCATCTGGAGAAACACCATCCACTGCTTGAGCAGAGTCTCACCGCATGAACCCCTGCATCATCGCGTATATCCCGAGACCTGGGAGAGGCAACCCGGAAGTGTTCCTTGAGAATCTTCGGGTCAACTGGCCGACGACACCGACGATCCTGTTCTCTGAGGTTGAGTGGCCTGAGTGGGAAGGGATCAAGAAGATGAACGCGGATCCTGAGGAGGTAATCAGGGGAGCGCAGGAAAGCCAAAGGAGCGGGTATGGCAAGAGGAACCCGATGGCGTTGAAGAACGTGCCGTTCTTCTGTGCGTTGAAGCTGGCGATCAAGGGAGGGTACAGCCATTTCATGTTCCTGGAGACGGACTGCCGGGTGAGGCACAACCGGGTCATTACCGATGACACATGGGACCAGCAAGTCTTGAGAGAGTTCGAACGGAAGCAGCAACGTTCCAAGGTGCCGCTAATCGGTGCTGGTACGATCGTCATCTATAATCCGAGTAATGGCGGTGCTGCTGGATACTTAAGATTTCAGCGGTTGATGGGCAACTGCGCTGATCACTGCCGGATCATGGCGATCTACGGAGGGAAGGGAGCGGAGGACAAGTCCGGTTCGTGCATCTTCCCGAATGGTGCGTTGGGAGTGTACTCGGTGGAACAATTGACGCTGTTGTTCCCTGAGATCGGAGAGCATGGAGGGGAGGTCAAGCTGTCGCATCAATGCACAGCCTGGGACATGGAGATCGGGAAGAGGGTATGGCAGAAGCACGCGGACAAGGCGTACGATCACCTGGCGCAGTTGTGGTCGATCTACAGCGGGTATGGGAATGTCCTCACGACGGAAGAGGAGAGACTGAAAATGTTGACGGATGGAACCGTGGTGGCCGTTCACCAGGTTAAGAGCAAGGCAACTGTATGAAAACACTGAACGCACTTGGATGCTTTTTGGCTGGCATGATAATGATGGGATTGATCAACAGGAGCTATTACGAGCCGCCAACTACAAAGAAGGCCACGGTATTTGTGACACCGGATCGATTGTCGGTCATCTGGATCCAGGCCAACAACTGGACGAATGGCGAGAGCACATTCCATATCCCGCCGTCGATAGACAAGACGAACCTGGCGAAAGCGGTGTGGCGGTGGGCGCAGTCTGAAGTGTCGCACATCACTACGGGTTCCAACAACACGGCTTATGGATCGGATGCTCCCGCCAGTATTGATCCATCTGGCTTGAGGTTTGAGCGGATTGCTGGGCCATCCACGAATAAGCCAAGGGCCTCGCTCAATGTCTATCAGACCTACGTTGATTCAGCCAACTATGAGCGCGTCGAGTTCGAGAACCTGACAAAGACAAACGACTTTGGGTTCACGTTCAGGGTGAGGATGAGTTCTGCTGGGGTTGGAGTTGATCGCCCCGTTCGGCTTCTGCTGGATCGGTATCAAGTATTGATCGGTACCAACGGGCTGGTAGACCTTCTTTTACTGCCATGATCCCATTCACACAATTCATGATGCCGGATGGACGGCAAGTTGAGAACACAATCGAGAGACCGGCAGAGATCGAGGAGAAGGCAAAGGCGTTGATCAATGCCGGGTACCGATTTGAGATTGAAGTCCTGAATACTGGCGAGATCAGCATGGAGTGTTGTCTTGGGCACGCTTCGCTTGCTTCGGAGATATGCGTTAACGGTCCGGCTGTCCCTCTTGCCACGGACAAGATGATCAACGAAGCGTACTGCGCCTGGGTTAAACTTGGCAGGACACCCGCTGATGATTACTGGGAGCAAATCTCCAACTCGATATGAAAGACTACACCGCCGCATACATGGAGTATCGTTCTGCTGGGAAGACCTTCCAGTTCTCGCATCGATGGCTGCTCACCAACACACTCAAGGAATGGCAGAAATGGCTGTCCGACAAGGAGTATCACCACAACATCATTCGGGAGGCGGTTGAGGAGTTCATCCCAGCCGTCCGATCAGGGCATAGGCCAGCGGACAAGTTCAGGCGCGAGGTAGCCATCATCAAAAAGTATTTCACGTTCATGTTCTCGGAGGGGTTGATACCGTCAGCACCGAACCTCAATATGCCACCAATCCCCGTGCCTCCACCGGTTGAGACCAAACCGTTAAACGAGGAACAGCGGGACAAGATGCTGTTCGCCATCTCTGTGTGGCCAATCAACCGGGTGAGGGAATCGCTGTATCACGGGATGATCATGGGGCTTGAGACCGGGTTGAGGTTCACGGATATCCGGCAGATGAAGTGGGATCAGGTATCGTTCAAGGAGATGTGCATCCGGGTTCACCCTTCCAAGACAAGGTGGCGTGGTGGGGTTGGTAAAATGGCAACCATCCCGATGAGCAACGCGCTCAAGGATTACCTGAACATGATCAAGAAGAGATCAGTGGACGATCTTGTCTCACCGATGGAGTTTCGAAACAAAGAGGCATCGGAGGCCGCTCTTGCTGACCTTGAGGAGAAGATGGGTTTCAAGTGCGGCGCCCACGAAATGAGAACCACATTCATCACTCACTGGCTGGTGAAGAGGAAGGTGGCACCGACGATTTTGATGGGAGTCACCGGCCACAAGTGCCTCAACTCCCTGACCCATTACATGCACAACTCTTTGGAGGAATCCAGGGCAGCGATGGGATTACCAGAACCAGAATAAATCTATGATAAACATCAAAAACAAAAACAAGGGAGCCGTGTTGGCAGCCCTCTACAACGCATCTAAACCACAAGGACGATCTGAGCAAAGACGAGTTTGACCCATGGGAGTACGATCGCGATAACGGAAGTGGAGCAGCCGAAATGGCCCTGAAAGCCCTGAAAGAAATATGAGCGAAAACAAAGACGATAAACCGATATTCAAATGGGACGTTGAGGCGAAGCAGAAGCGCGACGATCAACGTGCGATGGAATCTGCCGCTGAGAAGCTGGCAGGACGGCGACGTGTGGTGGCCATCAAAATCAACAACACCTTCAAGAAGTGGATGAAGGAACTTTGTCGGCAGAAGCGGAGCAAGGAAGAGGTTGAAGCATTCCTCGAACAACTCCCGAAGATGTACGCCGCCATTCCTGACATCGATGAGGTCATGCCGGAATGGAAGCGGTTCACCGACGAGTTCATCAAGATGAAGCTGGCGGAGATCATGGCCGATAACATGGTGTCCGAGAATGTCATCGAACAGTTGAGTCCGACCGGCGATAGAGTGGAGAACGGAGCCACGACAATCACCACCAGGGAGGAGTTCGAATCCATCCCATTCATCGATGCCATCCGGAAGTGCAAAGCTTTCGTGGGGTTCCTGAGGAATCCTCCCAAGCTCATCGCATTGTTCGACGATGGGGACACAACCGATATCGCCATCTACCAGAACAACCGTGGGATCGATCACATCCCGCCTGCCATGGTGTTCGACGACGAGGCCAAGAAGAAGGTGAGGGACAACTGATGAACCACGGGTTTTGCAAGCACTGGGCTGGAGCGGAGAAGCAGTACTGCCTCAAGCAAATCATCTGGAGGACCAAGGCGGTGCCAGGTCATTGGTGGACACTCCCGAACAGGATCCCGTGCCGGGTCGAAAGCCTCAGAGGCAAAGGGGTTCGGGATTGCGAATGCTTCTGCCTACCGGACCTGCCTGATCCGGACCTGCCTGAGTCTAACCCAAAGAGGATACTGAGAGTTCCTCCAGGACTGCTCGACTTCCCAACGATCAAGGAAGCGGTGCAAGAGTTGATCAGTTCCGGACACACAACCATGTTCATCGACTGTCCGTTGTGCGAGGAACCGCTGATCGTGACGATAAAGACACCCCACATCAAAAGCAGTAGGGAGACACGACCCTACGTAAAATTGCAATGCGGAAAAAAATGCTGGTACCACGAAGGCTTCCTTGGACGTGGTGGGGCTATTGGACCGAGATCAAAACAAACAAATGAAACCAAAACAGAAAACGCCAGTGGAACCGAGACCAACAAAACGGCTGTTACAACCGCCTGAGACTCAACCTGCGCTGCCTCAACCTGGGGAGCCTGTTGCCTCCAAGCCTGCCTCTCCGGGTGGAGAAGCGGGAGAGGGAACGACCGCGACGATTCGACCCACGGGACAACCCGATACGATTCTGGTTACCGATGCGGGAGCGTTGGATGGCATTTACATTGGACCTTTCGCTATCAACGCCTTGGCTTCCTTGCTCCCTGGCTACAAACCCGACGTTCTTCCCAACAAGTGACGCCGCGTGCTGGAACTTCTCTTCCACACCCTGCATCAATGCGCGTTCTGACGGGTTCATCCTCGTCAGAACTTCTTCCTTCTGCTCTTCTGTAAGCCGACTCTTGAACGCTCGCGAATACGGGTTACGACTCGTGAACGCCTGCGCGACGGACTCTTCCGGCTTGGACTTCCCCATCTTCCTGGCCACTTCCACCGCTTCACCGTAAATCTGCATGAACCCGGCATCATCCCCACGCATGGCCGCATTCAGCAGCCGTTCCCCGTAGGGCGTGAGTTCGGTCGCTGTCCTTGTCGGACCCCTCATCGGCTCGGCCAATAGCTCCTGGGGGCCATAGCGCGTCAATAAACGCCTAGCGTTGAGAGCCTCGACACTCCCGTCCATGCCAGGCAACCGGTTGATCACTGCTCCGGACAAAGGAACCACCGCTTTCACCAGGTTGGAAAGACCGTAGGTCATGTCCCCGGTCTTCATCACGTTACCAAGGTATTGGATGAACTGTGTCGCCCGGTTCAGGATGAATAGGTTCGGATCCAGAGAAGCCCGGTTCGGCATGTCGTTCAGTCCGGCATTAACGATGGTGGCAATGAACGGTATCTTGCTGACGGCATCCAGAGCGATACCGATGGACTTAGATTTGAACCCTTCCCTCTCCCACCATTGTCTTGTGGGGCGTTTCTCTCCTCCGATGAACCAGTTGAATAGGCGGACAAGCTCCTCCGTTATCTCCTGGTAACCACCGCCAACAGCCATGGCGATGACAAGTCCCATGAACGGGATGGCCCACAGCTTGACCAGGCTGGCCTGAGGATCCCGAGATGCCCTGGACGTGTATCGAGCCCAATTGTGAAGTGTCTTCGCGTTCCATCCAAGGAACGGGGAGAACACCTGCCACAAAGGATCCTTCCTTCGAAACGAGAGAGGGCGGTTCAGAACAGTCTTCTTGTTGCTCTCTTGGGCAGCGAGATCAGCCATGATCAAAGCCTCGTTTCGATCCAGCAAGGTTGCCTTCTTGTTTCCTGCCTCAAGCTTTGCCATGAGTCTCGCCGCCGCGTAGTCAATCGTGACACCGCCTGAGTCGAACCACTGCCGAAGCATTGCCATCGGTGTCTCGGTGACGGTTGGACCGCTGCCGTACAACTCCTGGGCAGAGAGCGTATTCTTCGTGTCGTTCGGGTTGGCCAGGTTGAATCGAGTGTCGAGCGTGCCAAGTTTCTTGTGTTCGTTGTAGAGCTTCCGAACGTTCTCCTCGATCATCTTGATGATCCCCAAGGCGCGTTCGCTGGTGTTCTGATTGATGAACGCGTCGCTGGACTGGATCAACGCCTCAATCGGTTTCGATAATCCTTCGATGAATCCAAGTGGGCCTGTGAAAATCTTTGCCAATGCGCTTTGATCATCCGTCATGATCTGACCGCCAGTGGTTGGCATCGACAGCAGCGCCTTCATCTCGTCGTAGACAGACTGGTCAACGCTCAACCCAGCATCCTGAAGCTCCTGCATTATCCCGATCCTGTTGACAGCCTTGTCGGTTATCTCCTCGATCAGTGGCCTGAGGTTTCTCTCCGCAATAGACCTGTGTATTCCCTTCGCTCCGCCCCACAGAACGCTGGCAAGAATCTGAATGCTTCGCCCGAACTGTGTTCCAGCAGCCTTCCCGTAGTTGGTGACGAGTCCGTTCGTGATGGAGTTGAGGAACTGTCCGGCGTTGAAGGCGCCGCCCCCCATGTTGTTGATGACGAATTGGGTTGATGTCATTGCCAGGCGCACGAGTGCGGAGATCGGCCTTCGGATACCGCGATTGAGTTCCGTGTCCAGATTGTTTGTGGCCTCCGAACCAAGCGTGTCCTCAAATGTTTTGATCGCCTTGGTCAATCGCGTGATCTTGCCAGAAACGTTGTCCCAGTCATCGTACGTCTTGCCGAGGCGGACAAGCAATCGTTGTTCTTTCTCCGCCTGCTTCTTGGCCGTCCGCTCTGGCACATTCCGCTCGTTGATGATCTCCCGGATCCTGGTGGCAAGCTCTGGCTGCACCCGGTCTTCCAAATCAGCCAATGCCTTTTTAAGGCTCTGCGCAAGTCGCGTGGCATAGTAGGACGGCATCGAGTAAACAACGGCCTGGAAGCTCCCGCTGTCCGGGAACCCGGTGCGATAGAACCAGGCTGGCGCGATCTTCTTTTCCCTGGCCTTGGTGAAAGATGTCTTCTCCTCTTCGGACACGTACTCCTGTGAGGTTTTGCCAACGAACTGCTTGGCCATCGTCCCAAGGAATGTATCGAATTCAGACATCAAAGCCGAACGAACTGCGGATTCTTCCAATGTTGGATTGTCTTTCAAAACTTCCCTGACCAGCCAATCCATGTTCTGGTTCGAAAGCGGGAGACCGAACGCCATCCATTCCGGAGTCGTTCCTTTCGTTCCACGTCCAGCTTTCAAGTCCGCTGCAAGTCTGGAGTACGTCTTCTCAAACTGAGACGGTCCGGTGATCCGTTGGGAACTGCGGTCCATCATGTAGCTCGTAACGAACGGATGGAAGAACGTGTCCAGCAGTCCCCACCTTTTTGCGGGCGCTTGCTCAGACGCCCAGTCCTTCGACAGTTGCACAGCATCAGGGTTGAACGTTCTTGGGAGAGTGTTCTTGGTGATCGGAGCGGATGACACCACCGCCGCTGTGTCTCCAGCCTTAAACCTGACAGGGAGCACACCAGCCTCTTCACGTCCGACAGTGACGCCACTACCGGTTGCAGCGTAGAGTTGCCGTGATGCCGCAGTGTTGGCACGCAAAGCTTCCATGTCCTCTTTCGTTATCTTGTAACCAACCCCAATCGGTCTCCCTTCCTCCGGACCTCCCTCTTCATTCTGCCATTCGTCGTAAAGGAACCTTCCCACTTCTTCGTACCATCTCTTGCCCCCTTGGTTATCCGCCTTGAATCCGTGGGACTTTGCAGCAGCCAACTGCGCTTCGGTGATCAAAGCGTGGTGCTTAGAGAAGGCATTACTCGCCAGTTCGTATGCTCTTGCGAATGCGTTGGCTGAAACCGTGACGATACCCTTCCACCGAGTCCCGATGTCATTGATGACAGCCTGGAGCAGGTCCATCGTGTGGTACTTGTCACCACCAAGAGCGCGTAGTACCGGGTTCATCTTCAACTGGGCTGGAGCGGTGACCCTGGTTCCACGTAGAACATTATCCACCTTGTTCTGGATCCTTGCCCAGTAAAGTCTTTCCACGTCATCAGCGTTCTGGTTCTCGGCCATCCAATCGGTGATTGATTGGGAGAACTTCTCCAGCTTCTCAAGCTCTCCAGCGAACTTGGACTCGTCCCCAAACAGGGTAACGGTGATGGCCTCACCATCCGGTCCAACCAAATGCATCAGGTCCAGGTTGTCCGGGTCCTGTGAAGCCGCCTTGTCCGGCCTGGCTTCACTTCCGCTCTCATCGTGAACCAACTTCTCGAAAGCCTTGGTGTCTGGATCATTCAGAACCGACTCAGCCATGTCCGATGCAATCTGGGATTGCTCAAAGTTCTCTGCCATCCTCACCAGCTTGGCGTTTGCTGCTCTCCACGCTGCCTTGGCCTTCTCAGCTTGCGTGGCAAAGCGTCCCACGTCCTTCAGGATCGATCGTACCGCCTTTTCCGGGTTCTCCTTCATCTGCTCCGCCAACTCTTGCTGGAAGGCATCGTAGTCGTTCTTCACCCCCTCGCTCTCCGACAGCAACGACAGAGCAATGATGTCCCGCGTTTTCTCGCGATGCTCCGACAGGACACGTGCCGCCATCTCAACAACCATGTCGATGGGCCTGCCTTCTGGCTCAAGCCGCTTGTATTCCTGGATGATCCATTCCGGTGGAGCGCCGTCGTACAGGTAATCCAGGACCTCTTGAGACTTGCCACCAATCTTGGTCGATCCACTCCTCCGCATCGCCGACACAATCCTACGGACTGCGCTGATCACTGCCTCTGTGTAACCCAGCTTCTTCTTCTCGATCTCGATCTGCCGTTGCAATGCGGCGCCACGCTCCTCGCCAGCACCTTCGACGCGAGCCTGTTGGGTCAACAGTTCCTGAGCAGCGGTGATGTTCTCGGTGGTGTCATCGATGAACTGTTGCTTGAGTTGATCGAGCACCAGCTTGGCCATCGGTTCCGCCTGTTGAGTCAATTTCGCTCGTTCCTTAACCTTGGCATCCGACTTCATCTCCTCCTCAAGCTTCTGATGCTCGGTGATGATCGCATTCAAGCCACGTTTCAATCTCAGGAGATTCTCCCACGCTTCCCTGGCTCGAACCTGTGTCAACGTGGTGCCAGCCAGTTCAACCATCTGCTCTTGAAAATCTTGTGCCGTAGGCAGCACGGACAGGGCCTCACCCTGCATCCTGGCAAGGTCTGTGTATCCCATCCTCATGAGCGCCTTCTGAACTGCCTTGGCAGAGTCGCTCGTTATCGTTGCCGTTGCACCGGCTGGAATAGCCTTCTCCAAAGCCTTCACCAGGAACGACACCTGGGACGTGATCGCTTTGGCTGTCGTTACCTCAGGAGATTCTGACGGCAATGATGGTCCCATTGGAAATGCCGGTCCAGTTGGACCAGACATATCAGGGCGCGTTCGCGCAATCCGCATCTCCGTGGCAGCTTCCTCGGGTGTGGTCACCAACATACCCGCTCGTTCCTGGCTCGATTGTCCAATGGCAGGATTCACTCGGAACTTACCGCTCCTCATCTCCCGGAGGATCTGCGCCATATTCGGATTCTTTCCGAAGGCTCTGCTCAACGCGTCAACGAAATGTTGCCAGAGTTCTTTCACCCGAGCCCATACCGCCGCCATTGGTCCGGCTTGTTGTGCCGCCGAAAACCTCGATAGCTCAGCGCCGGTGTAATGGTGTGATGCGTACTCGTTCGCGTTGGACAGGTGGTAATCCTCAATCTTGACCAAGCCGCGTTGCAATGCCGCCCGGAACTGCTCGGTGGTCATTCCTCGAACGAATAGATCGGATACCTTGTCCCCGAACCGCGCTCTCAAAGCCTCTTGCCGGGCTTGCTCGATCACCTGCTTGTCTCCTTCCGGAAGTACCGCAAAGAACGCGTGCTGTATCTCGTGAGGAATGTCTTCCGGTCGCGCCTTGGCTGTAAGTTCAATCCCCCTTGCAAGGCTGTAAGCTGCCTTTAAACCCTCCGGTCCGCGATTGAGTAGGACAATCCGCAGCCCTTCCAGTCCTGGAGTCTTCAGAATGTGGGCGAAAAAAGCTCTGGTCTCCGGAGTGAAACCGTGTTGTGGATCGTTCACCATCGTGAGGATTGCCACTGGCCCAGTCGCTTCGGCAATCGTGGTCGCCAATGGTGGTGTCGCTTCGCTGACCGCCTTGTCTATGTGCGCCCGCGTCATCTCCGCAAGAGGATCTATTTGGCCGACGATTGGCTGTCCTGCAAGAGGCGGCACAGGCAGGGTCTGTGCCTGCGCCGGACTCGTCAGTACTTGCTGCCGAATGGCATCGGCTTGCCCTGCTTGGGCTTGCCCTTGGATTTGGCCTTCGGTTTGGTTTTGGGTTTGTCTCCCATCGATATCACCGCCTTTCTCTAAAGTCTGCTGAGCACCGAGCGCCTGCGCTTCTTGGGCTTGGAGCGGTTGCCCCGTTGGACTCGGAGCACGATTGCCAGCTTCTCCTCCCGTGATCTGAGCTTGCCCCGCTTGCTGCGCCCCAGTTCCCGGTAATTTTTGGCTAGGGCTTCCTGGCTGCTGGATTGAATCAATGGCATTGGCTTCTCCTGGTTGTGTTCCGCGTGGAACATTGACCTGTCCTGTGAATGGATCGATTACACCTTCTCCGGTTCCCATCGCTGTCTGGCCCTGGTTCGACAGGTCCTTGAACATGGCCATGGTACGATCGAGCCCTCCAACATCCTTGCTGGCATCGAGCAAAGCCTGAAAGGCAACCTCCGCAGCCTGGATGTCATCGGCCTTCTCAAATCTCCGAACAACGTTCTCTTTCTCCCTCTGCGCCTTGGCTGCTGGCAATGCCTGGGCTCTGGCCACTTTGTTCATGGCCGTCTGCATCGTGGTGGTCATCGGTGCGATACCGGTACCACCCAAAAGTCCAAGCGTAGCTGCATTCAGGATCCGCCAGGCATTCTCGGAGTTGACCGCATCATAGGTGCGATCAGCGAACTTGTTGGCCGCGATGCTCACCAACTCTTGCAACCCTTCCGTGGTGAACTCGATACCTCCAGCCTTGGGCACTTCCTTCACAGTCTCGGAAACCAGATGCCTCCAAAGACGCTTCTTAACCGGACCGGTCGTCTCGTCAAAATACTTTCCCAGGACTCTCAGCGGTGTGGCAACCTCCAAAGCACCAGAGACACCACCGGACAGAGCCGCGATCTCCGGAGCTTCCTTGCCCGTCTCCTCCCGGATACCCCTGAAGTTACCACCCATCTCCTGGATCCCAGCAGGTATCGCCGCCGCACCACCTGAGATCAGGGTAGCTGCCTTCGACCCGGCTCCAGCCAGTTGAGCCATCCTCCCTGCGAATCCCCCCGGAATTGCCATTAGAGCGATCTGAGGGATGATCTGCCCCAAAGCCTTGGCCATCACATCAGGAACGTCCTGGAGGCCCTTTACGTCGCGCAAATCCTCTATCTCAACGGGGATGGCCTTCGCTGTCTCGGATGCAATGTCTCCTGCCTTCTTGGCTGCTTCCTTGAACCGGCTGCTGGCGATGATCTCATCCGCCATCTGAGCCACTGGTCCTCCAATGACACCACCAGCGAACCGTGACAAGGCTCTGCCGACCACAGGGTGCTTCTGACGCAGAGATGAAAGAGTCTCGGCAGCACCGGCAACACTCTCTCCGATGCCAGCCGTCCCCCTGGCAAGTTCCCGCCCAAGCGTTGATCCTGCTACCGCACCAGCCATAGGACCATAATCCCGTCTTAGGCCGGATTGGAACTGCTCAACATCACCACGTCGTTGTGCTCTGGCTATCTCCCGATCCACGCCTGAGAGAGGCCCTCGCGCTTGGAACTCCTCCAAAGGCACAAGATCCTCAACACGTGGCGTCTTTGGAGGGGGAACAAGGCCAGGAGCGTCGATGCCTATCCTACCATTGAGCACGTAGGAATTGACAGGACTGCCCGATAGGACCGGTTGAGTCGAAAGAAAGTCGTCTAACGGTACCAGGTCTTCAAGGGCCGGTAACTGGGACTGGTTGGCCATTGACGATTCTGTACATCAAACGAGTTGATGGGTCCACGTAAATTGTGGCAGGCGACACGTTGCCAATACCTGATTGAGTCGCCGGAACACCACCACCACGGAGCAGAGCATCGATAGCAGCGGGGGTGACTTCTCCCCCAGCCATAGGCATCGGACCCACATCAGATTGCACAAATGGATTGACTTGCGCTGGGACTGCACGCGGAGGTTGATAAAACCCAGTTGTGCCACCAACTCCTCCCATGTTTGGAAGTGCTGGCGTTGGCGCACCGCCGCCAAGAATAGAAAATGGATTGATGTTTGGAATCCCAGATGTGGCACCTAATGCTGCTGACACTGCTGGCTCAGAAACTCCCTGGTCTATCATCGCTCGATTCTCGGAACCGATACGCTTCCTTATTGGGAAGTATTTCCCGTTCTCATCTACGCCGAAAGTGTTAAGGAAGTCCTTGCCTTCGAAATGTTTCGTGGCCCGTTCGAGTCTGGCCTTTTCCTTAAGAAGTTCGGGTAGTTTATTGCTGGCTTCTCTCGACGATGGCCATACCCACCCAGACTTTTTTTGAAGTTCTGGTATCTCGATGTCCAATTCCTGTAAGCGATTCAGCATCTTCGCTGCCGCTTCGTCGGACTGGGCATTCTTGTTATGCGTGTCTCGATTTGCCAGTGATGCCGTCATCAATGCCGCCGACTCCTCAGGACTGTATCCAAGGTCCTCACCCATCTTCATGCTAAACTGTCCGTTGGCAACAGCGTCCTCCGCCATCACAGCTTTAAGCTTGCTCCTGGCGGTGTCCACTTTCGGGGTGAGTCCATTCACCAGGTCGTTTGAGAAAACATTCGCCCAGTGCTGCTCTTGGACATCCGCGTTCCGTTTCGCAATGGCCTCTTGTTGAGCCAGGGCTTTGTCGTGGTAGAGATTCAACGCTGCCGCTTCAGACCGTCGATCTCCAAGAACCGAATTCCGATAGGCCATCTCTGCCGCGTCGTTACCACGGTTACGGAGCATCTCCTCCGCGTACTTCTGCCTGGCGAACTGCTGCTGCTCCTTCTGCTGCTGTTGTTCTCCGAAGTGCTGGATGGCAGCAACGGTCGCCGCGAGGTTCTGTTGTCTGGCTTGCTCCTGTTGCGCTGCCGCCGCCATCATCTGGCGGGACACGTCACCGAATGAATCTCCTGCAAAGTCCCAGGTCATTGGAACATCGAATAGTTAAACGTTGATGGCGATGGCGATGAGCCAAAAGAGTAACCACCAAGAGTATAAGGACCGCCAGCCAGTCCGGAACCACCACCGGTGAATGTCGATGGCGCTGATCCCATAAAATCGACGCTGCCTTTAGGAAGCGCACCACCCATCCCGCCCATTCCTCCCATCATTCCCATCACCGAGCTTCCGATCTGAATGTCCTCTCCAAGACTCTTCTGCAATCCATTTAGAACTCCAATGGCTGTGTCCCATCCGGTCTTAACAGGCGCCAGACCATAGAAATTGTTCGCCTGGTCAAGCCCGAGCAGTTGAGCCAGCGATGATCCGAGTCTGGATGACTCAGCATTGCGCACGCCCATCGGCACTAGCGAGGCCATAGCACCGGCATCAGCCAGAGCATTGCGCTTCCCGAGATTGCCCACTCGCATCTGTTCAAGGAAACCGAGATCGCCCCTGGCAGCGTCCGCATCAGAGACGGCATACCGAGCCATCAATGGCGCAATCGCCTTCGTTGTGATCGCCCGGTTGTAGCTGCCATCCCCTCCCGGTCGAATAAGACTGTTGGCTTTGATCTGCCCAAGAGCCGTGAGTTTATCGACGTTCAACGCATCCGAAAGAGCTTTACCTCTCTGTGCCCTGAGACCAGCGAGAACCCTGGCCATGTCCCCATTGTAGTAACGATCAAGAGCGCCGATATCCGACGCTGTTCTTTCCTGCCTTTGGGGAGCTAGGGAAGAAAATAGCTGGGAGAATTCCTCAATATCTCCAGCGTTCTTAGCTTTGCCGGTGGAGTAGTCGGAGGTTAGTCCTTGGATCAGCGATTCAAGGGCTGAGTTCTTTGTGTTCCGGAGCGTTTTGTATTCACGTTCCGGAGCGAAGGCTCCAATGACATCTGCCAGTCCACCAAACATATTGCATTACTCCAATACATCAGGCGGGATACGGAAGCAACGACTAAGTGTTTTCCTCCCGGATCATGAAAAACAGGAAATCGAGTATGGCTGGTGGAATCGTGGCCCCGCCTGGCCGGACATCCTTCATGGAGAATCGATGCGGTGTGACCGTCCGCTTTGTTGCCAGCAGCTTGCCCCACTCGGAGTCTGGATCAGGAATGAAGTTCTGATCACCCTCTGGCGAAAGCCCAAGAGCCTTGCAGCACTCCAGATATCCTGCCTCTTGTTTTGGATCTGGCAATGCTCCACTTTCCCCATCAACAGCAGTGATAGCGGCCAACGCGGCCAACCGCTTGGCCTCCAATTGCTTCCTGATCAGGTCCGCCGCCTCGTAGTGCTCCTTCAAGCGCCGGTTCGTAACGGTCATGGCATAGCTGACATCGTTCCCAACATCGTAAACCATCTGATTTGCCTTTGGATGGCCGGGTTCATACAGGCGATTCAGGAAGCCGTAGGCAAACCGGAACTCAAGGATCTGCTTCGTGGTGAGATCGACCGTCTTTGGTTCTTTGGATTCTTCGCTCATTGGAATTCTCCTTCTTCTTTGCGACGTTGGTATTCTTCGCTGTCCTGCCAAGCTTTCTCACCCTTCCATGTCTCGAACGCCAGCTTGAGCTTGGCGATGTCCGCCGCGCTTTCCTGCTCCAGCCATTGCTGGAAGCGTTGCTCATCGGCCTTGAAGCTGTAACTGGCTGGCATGACGGATCGCCCGGATCGGCCCTGGTGATGGTGGATCAACACCTCTGGATGGTACCTCCCGCAGCCCGAGCCATCGCTCAGCACCTTCCAGACGCCATCGATGAAGTGATGCTTGAGGCCAACCAGGCACCACCAGCCCATCGTCTCGACGAACTTGCGGTGGACAACAGGATGCGTCGGAAGATCAGCGCCACGCTTTCCGTCATCTCCCCATACGATCCAGTGGTCGAATAAAGATCGAGCGAACGTTTCATCCCATCCAACCGAGCAGAACTGTAGGTCGTCTGCGCAGAGCATGAACGCATCATCCTCAGATTCCTTGGCGCATTGTTCCAGCGACCCGGCTAGGCCGATCCGCTCATCCACAATGAACGTGTCGTATGTCTTGTAGGCCATCAGGAGAGGATCGTCTCTGTCGAGGCGGATAATGAGATCAGTGTCATCTTCGGTTCGTGTGGCCAAGAAGGAACCGATAGTCAGGCCAGCTTCGAATGGCCTTTCTCGGGTGGGGAGGCAGCAAAGTATTGTCGGATGTTTCATCAGTCGCCGTAGCCGTTAATCACGATGAACGTGGCATCATCAAGAGATGCTGTCGAGAGAAATTAACTGTACGGACCATGCGGCACCAGCCCATGGCGGATTCTCCAGTACTGTCCTCCGGGTGGACCATCCAGATATTGAAGCGTCACCATCTCGCCATCGTAGAGCCAGAAGACACTCGACGAATTGTAGATCCCAGCGATCACAATCAGGTTGCCAGCACTGGAAAGGTTTCCAACAAAATCGTACTCGAGAATCCTGCACGTCACACCCGTGTTATTCCAAAGCGTCACGATCCTGCCCTCCTCGCCACCCGCGATGCCGCTAAGGTCCCACATCCCCGCTGGATCACCTGGAACGGTCGGTTCCAGCCTTACAAAGCTCGCGTAGCCGATGTCGAGATCCCCAACCTGCCCATCCGACATTCCAAGGCCACGCGGATACTCTGCCGTTGCACCAAGATTCAGGTTCGCCATATCAGCCCACGACCGCGACGACGAATTCTGGAACTCCAGCAATCAATGTTGGAGCCGTACCAAAGTCTAGGCGGATTTGGTTGCTGTTCAGCACCACCACGTTGCAACTCCAAAGCGCGCCTGTGCTGGCCTTCCTGAGGCTGATTGCAGCCGGGTTGCTGGTGCCAAGATTGTGCGTGACGGTTATACTGGTAGAGGACCCATCCCCAACATTCTCCATGAAGACTTGAGCGACTTTCAGGCGAGTCACGCTCGCCCCGCTGTAGATGCGCGAGAAATAGAGCCAACGATTCACATCGTCGTACTCGAGCATTCCAGACGTACCGCCTCCCGCCACAGTCGTCGCGGCCAAAATGAATTGATTCGCTAAACAATAGCCTTCGAATGCTCCACTGGCCGTGCAGTAAAAACTTCCACACGTCACGTCCGCTAGGTTGGTGTCGCTCGAAACATCTAGTGTTCCTCCAACCAGAGCCCCGGCTGTTACGGTTCCGGCAATCGTAATCGCTCCAAAGCCTGTCGATATGGCTCCTGCCACCAATGTCCCGACACCGGTAATGCCTGTCGTCTGGCTCCAGGAAGGCGCGACTCCCACCCCACCGCTGATCAGAACCCGGCCCGTCGCCACATCGGCCAGCTTGGCCAAACTGGTCGTGGTGTCGGCATACGGAATGTCACCAACCGCATACGACGCAAAGCCAGTTCCACCGTTTGTTGCTGGGAGCGTGCCGGTCACGTGTGTCGTGAGTCCAACCTTGCCCCAAGCCGGAGCGGTCACGAGACCACCGGAGAGCAGCACATTACCGGTCGCGACATCAGCAAGTGCGGAAAGCGTGGTGGCCCCGCTGGCATAAATCAAATCACCAACCGCGTAGCTGGTCAGGCCGGTACCGCCCTGGCCGGGAGGAACGGTTCCGGTGATGGCGCTGAATGGAATCGTCGCGGAACTGATGAAGTTGTTCGTGCCGTCTGTCAGGACATATTGGTTCGCCGTCAAGGTCGTGACAGTCATGCTATCGAAGGTCCCGGTCCCGGCCACCGTGATATCCGTGCCCGTGATGGCACCGCTGAAGCTGGCCGCGCCAGTCGCGAGCGAGATGCTGGTCAGGAGTCCATCCTTCTTGACTGAGAACTTGCTGGATCCACCCACTGCCAAACTCATCAGGAGGCTGGCCGCGTTGCTGCTCGAATCGGACACGTTGGCATAGATCAATGTCGGGGTCCCGGACGTGTTCCAGGTATCGCTCATGACCAGCAGGCCCGTGGCTCCGCTGCCTGTCACCTGGCCACCCGCAACCGTGAAGGCCGCATTGTTGGTCATAGTGAAAGTGAAACCCGCACCCGTTCCAACCGTCGTCATGGCCACCGCCCCGGCTGCTCCAATCGAAAGTGAAAGGTAATTTGACGTGTCGTATCCAGCCCGGAACTGTTCGGTTGTCCCGAGCGTGTGGATAAACGCACCAGGCGAAGCCGTCCCAATGCCAAGCTTTCCGGCAGCGGTCAACGTCCCGGCTGTGGCATTATTTGCCATGAAGGTCAGGGCATGATTGCTGGTGGTCCCAATCGATCCAGTTGACCCATCATTCTTGGTCGCCAGAACGAGTGAACCACTGGTGTGCTGGAAGCCAACCCCGCTGTTCGTCACGCCAAGAATACCGGAGGCATACGTGAAGTTTGCGCTATTGGCGAGCGTACTGGTGGTTGCCCCGTAAAGCACGCCGTTGGCTGTCCAGGTGGTGCCAGCATTGACCTTGAGGCTGAAGACCGTGCCGGTCAGGTCAATCCCGTTGCCAGCCGAATACGTGCTGGTCTGGAAGAACAACACCCAGTTAAGCGCCGTTGTGTCCACTGTTGGATTAACGACCGTCTGGCTGTAGGAATGGCCAGCGTTCACGGTTCCAGCCGTAACCAGAATGTAGGCGCCAGCCGTCAACTCCGCGGTCGTGTCGGCATCCGTCGCCCTAGTCAGCGCAACCGTTCCACCACCCGGAGTGCCAGCCACGTACACACCATCGTAAGCATGACTTGCCGCTACGATTCCATCCGGGCTCGCCGTGTCCTTTACGAGGATCCTATCTCCAGCGACAATCGTTCCCCCATCCATCGACGTTGAGACAGCCGTCAGATCAGCTATCACCCCTGTCGTGGCAAGTCGTGCAGGACCACCAGCCAAAGCCCTGAGACCAGTCGATAGGCCATCCACATAGCCCTTGTTGGCCGCATGATCAGTAGCGGTCGGGGTCGCGACTCGAAGGGTCCCAGACGTATCGTAGACTGGGATGAAGTTCTGGACGGCTGCGGCACTCGGGTCGCTCACGGCATGATAGCCATCGAGCATGTCAGAGTTCAGGTACGTGACCTTTCCGGTTCCATTGCTGGCCACCGTGAAAGGCACTACACCCGAGCCTGTCTTGGCGAAGTTCCACGCTGCCGTCACATTTTCCGCTACGTCCAGGCGGGGAATTGAAATCCAGTCCCCAGTACTCCCGCCGTCCGCCTGCATGTACCAAAGGTGCAACCCCGCAAGATTCGAGTCGAATCCGATCAATCCCTTGTTCCATGGAGATCCGAAGTCGGAGAAAGCCGTGAAAGGATGAAGGCGGATGTTATTCGCGGGAGCCCCGCTAAAGTCCGCCGTTATTCCCTTAAATGGAAATGGAACCATACGTCAGAACAGTAGCGAGGCTTTCCCGGAATAGGAAGCCCCAAGATAAATCACCACTTGGTCGTTCGTTGCCTCCACAGCTTGTGCTCCAAACGGCACCCCAACATCGTCCGTAAGATGGATAGAAGCAGGATACTTCCCGAGGCGGTGAGTGATCGGCCATGTGTCCAGCGCGATTACCTGGACATGGTTGTACCGGACAACGTGATCAACCAGTTCAAGAGCGGTCACTCTGGCATCCAAGGCTGCTATCAAAGCCAACAAGTTCGCCTCTAAGGCGGCAATGGAAGCCTTCACTTCAGATATGTCCGACGCTTCCTGTGCAACGAGAGCCGCGATCTTAACGTTAAGATCCGTGATCGAGCTATCCACGACCAAAAGTTTGTCCGTGATAGAGCCAATTTCATCGACCTCGCCAGTATCGAACATCCTGGTCATTTGATCAGAAAGCTCCCTACGAAATCTTTCCCATTGTTCCTGGTACGCTATCCAGCCAGCTTTGGTTTCTGGTCTCGATCCGGTTATCGACTCTGGCGCTACCGGGGTTCGAGGCAGGATAACCGGGCTTACTCTACTGGTGACCGCGAGAGCTTTACGAGGCGCTTGTCCTCTGAATTTTGGATTGATGTCCGCCATATCAGAGCTTGTTGTCGAATCGCAATCCAACCGTCTGTCCAATGGCCGATATTTGGCAAGCACCTCCGGTCCCGGAAATCTTGATCTCCCAGTACAGGCATTGTCCTCGCCTGTACAGCGGCCATTTCATTGGCCCAGACGTTGGCCTTTGATTGTTGTCCTCCAACACGGACACATCCGAATCGCCACAATCGAGGTATTTAACCTCCTGGACCTCCCACAGCAGAGGACATACGCCGTCATTGTTTGGATCGACCGGCCTTGCCGATACTCCGACTCGCACGTATAGCGGCGAAGGTGTAGTCTGAATTTCTGGAAGGATGTCCAAGAGGAACTCGGTGAACTCCTTCTCAAACGACCTTTGATCGAACGTTTCAGCCCCGCTTCGCAGAATGGAATCGTATCCATCCAGCACGTATGTCCCAATACTTGACGTGTACCCTCTCCTGGCATTCTCTCCCACCGCCGTCGTGTTTGTGCATCTCTCCCTTGAGAACGTTTCCTGGTCGAACTCCTTGATGCACCAGTCAACCGAACATGCTCCAGCAAACACGCTTCCTTGAGGGCATGGATCACAGTCCATTTCTTCGATGAGCGCGCAGACAGAATTAGCACTCGGCTGTGCCTGAGTCCAGTCCTCCACAGTTGCTCCATCAATGGTTACCTCGACCGTCGTGTAGAGCGGCCCGAGTGCCGGGCAGTTTGTCGGAATGTTCTGCGGCAACCCCTGCTTCACAATCGCCAACCCCTGTCCATCTTGGCCAAGCTCAGACGGTGTGCAAATGCAGTTCGAAATCAGGAAGTCGTACACTGTCTTTCGAACATTGTGCTCCGAGTTGCAGAAGGCGGTGAATCCATGGTCAATTGTGTGGCATGTCCTCTGCGCTGTATCGATCACAAACGTACGATCGTTGAGCCCGGTTGTTGAAAGCTTTGGCGTCCAGGAGAAGTAGATTGACTTGTCCGACGCATTGAATGCCGCACAGTGGGACTCGCACCAGGTATTGCTGATGTCGTTGAAAATTACCGCCGTGCCAGCGTGTATCCAGTCCAATCTCTCCGGTGCCTGGGAGAACACAGAGAATCGGTACATGCCATCTCGACCTGCGTAAACAACCTCATCCCCGATGCTGCACAGAGTGTTGCGGTAAAACAGGCACGCCTCGCCTGTCTTCGTAGGTGTGTACTTCTTGTCGAAGGAGAACGGTTGATCAACCTGCCCAACCAAGCCCATGATCCAAATCCGCTTGTTGGTAAAGATCAGGAAGTACTGGCCAAGCTCAATGCCGTCCACGATCTCTTCGCCAGGGTCAAGATCCTGAAACCCAGCAATTGAGTCCAGCTTTCCAGGGTCCCACGAAAGAGGATCGTCCTTGTCGCTCCAGTAAATTCGATTCAGGTAACGCACACCGCCAACCTCAACGTTCGCGATGAAGGAGACTCCCTGCCACGACCAGACAGCTTTAGCCTTTCGTATTTGGAACGTCAGAAGATCAGGTATTGGATGCACCGCCTGCAAAGCACACCCAAGCGTTGGAGCGTCAAACTGCCAGGAAAGGATGTCGTCGTAGTCGTTGGTGAAGAGGACGTAATCTCCGTTCTGCGCAGCCCTGAAACGAATCTTCGGAGCCGTTCCATCATCAGTCCCTTGTCCATACCCGTCCCCAATGATCTTGTAATTCTGTCCGTACTCGTAACCGGCATACAACCGAGACTCTGTTCCAACGATGAGCCGTCGCACCCCTGAGGAGGAAGTCGCCTGGAACATCATCGTAATCGGTTGCCGTCCAGTATCTCGGACTTGGAGTTCTCCTTCACAATCGCCTGGAAACACCCTCTCGCTATCAGGTCCACCAGCGTAGTAAGTCTGCAACACCAGAAGCTGATCGTGGAGATCGGAGTTTCCATTCCCATATTTCGTCCATCCTCCCGAGCGAACGAGCTTGTTTGGGTCAGGCGTGTGAAAGTTCTGCCGCATCCGGACGGCACCAGGGATCATGAGGTCCGGATTCGACCGGTTATCCAACACCCCGGTCACCGGCCTTATCCACTTTGTCTCTGGAATCTGGCGTGCTTTGGCCATGGGCGTCTCTCAGGACTTAATATAGCTGTACAGCGCAATGTAAGGTGGCCTGTTCTCGTGCGGCAGGCCACCACCGGTAGGCTGCAATATGTCCTCGTTTCCGGAGTTGGCCGCATCTGCACCCCCCACAGCATCAACATCATTCGTTGGTGGAGATGTTAAATGGACCTTGTTAGGTTGCAAAAGATGCGTGTGGGAGGGCATCTCTGGAATCGTGAGCGTGTGCTCCTTCTCACCACCGGTATCACCCAAGCTGTATTGGTCTCCGGCAAACGTGAGAAACCGATTGTTCAGGTTCGGAAGTCTGAAATTGTTGACGACATCCGACGCCGGTCCGTACTGGTCTCCGATGATATCCCACAGTGCGGAATATGTGATCTTTGAAACGTCCTGCCCATTGCATAGAAGCCAGTTTTCATCCTGGGCAGACGGAGCCGCTGAGATTCGAATATCACCTGTGTGGTAAACCTCACGAAGGAACGCAGGGGTGAGCTTTCCGATAGTGCTCCACATCCATTTGAAGAACACCCAGTCCTTGGCTGGCTTTGCGATCCAACTGTCCTGAACCTTGGTGCAGGCATCCGCATTACTGTTTGGGAGCAGCGCCTCGAACTCTGATGGTAAAACTGGACTGGCCATGAACGGGAGTATTTACCCGTTCTCCGCAGGCAATCAACCTTAAACTGGAACGGCGGGATCGAACTGGAGTCCGAGAACAAGCGTTGCCTCAAGCCATTTTGGCATCCAACTCTTCTGCCTGAAGTTGTTTGCCAAATGAAAGCACGGCGATCTTTCCCACTCTCCTGGACCGTCTAAAGGATCTTTGTAGTTCCTCACCCAGTTGAGCCGATGGCACTTCGCACGCTTCCTCAGAATGTGCATGTCTTGGATGTTTGGCACTCCGTTGACGAGATCCTCAAGTGGATGCCGGTCGCTATCCTCGATCTCGTAGTTCACCATGCATTGGACAAGGTGATTCAATCCGGCAGCGTCCGCAGCCCAGATCCCAGGACCACCGTCGTGATGACCGCAGATGAGGCCATGCGTACCGAAGTCGGCTGTGACCTGTCTCGGAGTAAAGTCAAACCCTGCGTTTGGAAACACGTCGTAGTCCGCAAACAGGACAATCTCCCCTGGAACCAGAATGTGGGAGCAGCACCATCGGATGAAGCAGTAATACTCGTAGAGCTTATTGTTCACTGATGGCCATTGATCGGCCTTCTTTGACAGCGGTCCAAACTGCCTGTGGTAGCAGACATCATCCAAGCTGAGCACGCGAGGCAGGAACCCAGCCTTTTTCCACTGCCTCTTCCAAAGGTTGATCATCATCTGGCTATCCTCCGCAGAATCGCCACCATCGTAATCTTCGTGAAACGTCAGGATTCTCATCGTGCAAATCGGTTTACCACATCCTTGTTGAACACAACCTTGGTAGGAGTACCGGTACCAGCGTGTGGCCAGGTTGGAGCGTAACCGATGCGCATCACACAGCTTGGCCAGCGCATTACGTAGTCCGATCCGCGTTGGTCCTTTGAGACTCCGCAGCTCCTATCGTTGTCCTCGATGATGAACTTGCACGGAAGCTTTTGGGACTGTACGTGCTTCACAGCCTCATAGAGATGCCCATTGTCTTCGGCGCCATCACCAACGAAGCACCAGACAGATTTGCCGGTGTCCTTGAGGCCAAGTGCTAATCCGGCAGCAATCCCGCACATCCCTCCAAGGACCGAGGAGGACATGAAATTGATCTCACTGTCGAAGACGAACATGCTCTTCCCAGTCCTGATCTTGCCTTCAAGCATTGCCTCACTCCCGCCAGTCAGCACGTAATGGTAGTGGCTACGGTGGTTCGACAAGACCCAATCTCCTGGACTCACGAACGTGAATAGGTCGATCAACGCCTGCTCATTCCCTCCGCTGAGATGCATTAGGAACGGCAGGTCACCGGTCTCGAACAGATCGGCTACGCGCTTCTCAAACGCCATCAGACTTTCGGGTGTGTGTTTCATACGAATGGATCCTCGTGCATATCCACCAACTGTTCAAAAAAATCAATCTTGCGGTGAGCCTTGCACTCATGGCGGCACACCTTTGAAGGGTCCAAATCCTTCCACTTCTTAATGTGCTCCGGTGATCCCCAGAAGTCGATGAACCGTTTGTCAGCCAGGGAACCAAGCTTGCCGTGCTCCGTATAGGCCGTATCGGTGCAGGCATAAACGCATTGGTCCGCCCCGATGACCGGCACGGTCGTCGAGTAGAGGCACCGCTTGAATGGACGCTCCAGCTTCTTGGAGTTGTCGTCGAGCTTGTACGTCGAGTTGACGGAGAAGGTGCTGTCACAGAGTGACGTTATCTCCTGGAGTTGGGCCTCAACGCTCTCTTTGATCGCAGCGTGATATGCCTGGAAACCTTCCACCCAGACGGGAGAGAATCGGATGTTCTGAACCCCAATGCCCTTGAGCAGTTTCGAGAATTCGATCAGGCCAGTGCAGTTGTAGCGCGTGACGATGTAATTCACTCCAAGGTCGCACTTCGCGGGCTTAATTGTCGCGAAGAATTCCAGGTTTTTCATCACGCCAGCGAACGAGGACAGAGAAACATTTCTTGAATCCGCCATCGTTCGAGCATCGGTATAGTCGATACTCACACGAACCCACTTTCCCTGCCTCAAAATCTCCGCCCTTTCCCCGTTCAGGCTTTGACCATTCGTGATTGCCGATAGCGCGATTCCATTCTCAAGCGTCCTTTCCATGATTCGGCAGATGCCTGGATGGATCAATGGCTCACCGCCTCCGGAATACGTGACCGCCTTCACTCCCATGGCTTTGAAGTCATCGAGAATCTCGATCATCTTCTCTGTTGGTATCACATCCCGCTCGTTCATTTCACCATGCATCCCGCCCTGGAGATGATCCTCCTGTCCATGATCCGATGGTCTTTTAGTCCCATCAGAAAATGTGCAAAAACGGCACGCGTGATTACAGCGATTGGTTGGCTTAACCCTCAGGTAAAGCGGAGGAGTTATCCGGTTTTCCCGGAACGCTTGGAGCTTCTCTGGATACTGGACGATCTTGAGGTCGCTGTACTTGTTGTTGTTCATCGGACGTAAATGAGGTTGGCGACGGTTTGGTGGACAACGCGGTAACCATTGGATAGAAGGAGATCGCGCAGCCGGAAGTCTTCTCCAATTCCTTTGGTGTTGTATTCGGCAACGATCACCCTTGGCCCATGAGCCATGTAATCGATCCCGGACATCACGTCGCACTCGTGCCCCTCCACATCAATGGAGATGAAGTCAGGCATGATTGGAGAGCATAGCTGCATGATTGGAATCGCATCCTTATGCTTCTTTGCATAGTCAACTCTGGAGAGTTGCGGATCCGTAGGATTGAAATCAAATCCAACCTTTGGATGCGGAGATACGATGGCTGTCAGAAGTTTTCCAGGTCTCCAGAATTGTTGCCAAATCGGATCCGCATCCACTGAAATTCCTTCCCAGTCCTTGTCACGCAGAAATGCTGTATTGCTTCCTCTCGATGGGTGGGCTGCTCCGATATCCAGGTATCGTCCACCACCAAGCATAACCAGGTTTTCATCGATCCACTTGTCCTCTCCGTATTCAGAATAGTATTGCTTCATCTTGGTATCGTGACAGGTTCGGTTTTGTTTGCCAGCCAGTCGTGGCCAGCCGTCTCTGGCCAAAATTCATCGAGTTTAACCGGCCACACCGTGTTCGACTGGAGCTTTAGCCAGTTGGCCAGTTTGAAAGATCGATCACCGTAGTATCGTTCTTTGAACGCAACCTGCTCCTCAAACACGTAAGCGGGATGATCGAACACGAGTCCCATCGATGACGAGATGTCACGTTCCATGTGCTTTCCGTTCCATCGGATGACTGGGTTTTCGTGGCTCTGCCACAGCCCGCCACGGTAAACATGTGTTCTGATCCAGTCGTGCTTCATTGGTTCGAACAGAAGTTCTATATCCATGCCGAGAAACGGTTTGCACAGGTATTGACCACGACCAAATCCATCGTACGAGAACAAGTCGTGAATCAGTTCGAGTTGTGATGCTGCCCAAAGCTCATCGGCGTCAATCTCGTGGAGAACGTCGCCAACTGAAATCTTTCCGAGTGGCGCGTTGCACATCTCCACCTTGCCTCTCCAATATCGATTCTTTCGAGACACGGAGATATCCTTGCACAATATCGAATCGATGTACTCCGTGGTTCCATCTATTGATCTAAAACCGCTATGGTACTCCCGAGGAAATGGCTTACACCAACCAGTGCAACCGTGTGGCGCTGCTGGTCCCTCAACGATGTGCCAATGCCACGGACAGGAAAGCTTCGAGAACTCTGGCAGGTGATGCTTGATGAATGGCATCCCGTTCTGGACGATGGTGAAAATCTGGAGCATCAGTAAAGGTCTTTGAACTCCAGAATCGCTGCCGACTGATTCCTTGTCGCGGCATTGCGATACGCTCCGATCACATCATCTGGAGTGCGGGCCGAAAACACCGGAAAGCGAACCATGAAGTTCAGAGCGTCTGCAAAATTCTGTGTGTGCGTGGCGCCAGTGAACAGCGGCTTTTTCTTGTTCCCAACGACTATCCTAAGAATGACAGCAGGCTTGAACTGCCCATCGGACAGCGTCTCGATCTTATCCAGATGGTTCACGATGGCGTCCATGGCATTCGTCACGAAGTCGCATCGTTCAAAGTAGACCATTGGCTTGTACCCAAGCAGCGAGAGACCAATTGCCATTCCAACCATGAGGTTCTCAGCAACCGGAGTCTCGATCAACCTGTCCTCTGGCACTCCTGCCAGCGATCCTCCTGCCAGGCCATACTTCACGTTGTACCCAATGAATCTCGCCTTCTCGTCCTTGGCGAACTCCAGCATGGCCTGGTTGATGGCTTCCTTGTACGTGCTCACAGGTATCCTTTCGATTCGAGGTATTGTTCGCAGGCCGGTATGGTTCCGAAGTGTGGGAGCTTCTCCCCGTAGTCAACGTGAATGTCGTTGATCAGCATGATTCGCTCGGTGAACTTCCTCTGGTTCCAGATGTTGAACGTTGGCCATACAGGACCATTGGCTACGGCGATGATCGATTTCGCCATGAGAGAAAGAGAGCCGATGTCCGTAATCGAGTATCCAAGCTTTCGCGTGCATGGAACATGCGCATCCGTCATCGACGTGCATACCACAGTGTGCCCAGCAGCCGACATGCGCATTATCACCCTGTTCATAGCCGATTCATCCCACTGGAATTGGCTGCTCATCGGAGTGGAATTCAGCACCAGCCAGTCGATAGTACCGCCCGTCCATAGCGGATAGAGCAGAGACGGATAATCACACAGAAAGTCCGTCCTATCCTTAAACACCACCGGAATGCCAGCCTGTTTTGATTGGAATTCGAACCACCGAATCAGGAAGGCGATCACATCGAACCGCAGATCGGTTGAACTCCATCCAATCCCTTGAGGTCCGTCACCAATCCAGCAATTGATGGCGTCCGGTGGATGGTTCTCGGTTCTGACGAGTGCCACCTTGGTCCCATAGAGCACCGGCGCAAGCTGCATGTGATAATCCAGGTTGCAGTAGAAAAGCACTTCACTCTGGGGAATGAACTTCGCTGCCTTCCGTAGCCACAGGCAATGCCAGAAGCAGTCCCCAAGATGGAAATGGTTGACGTATGAGATCATACGGCTTCACCCATCGCGTTGAGGATGCTGTCCAGTTGGTACGGAGTCTTGATGCCGTGGAACATGTACGCCCCGCTCTTGGCATAGGCGAGCGCCTCATGGTAATACCCGTGCTCGAACGAGTTGGCGGTGTACGCAACCGGAGGAACAGTTGACCTGAGGTTGTACATCCCAAGCCCCTCCTCTTCCGCAGCCGTCCCGAACATCCGATCCCAGTTCCCGGCCTCAATATCATCTGGAAATGTTTCCTGTCTCGAAACGATCTTCTCCATGGCTGGCCGGTGAATCAGGAACGGAGGATGGCAGAACCAATGCCCACGCCATCCGGTCCCTCCACAGGTCTTGTACTTGTCGTGGAACCATGACCCACGGATCTCCAGAGGATCTGTTCCCCAAGGAAAATCCTTCCGGACGCAGATCGCATCGTACTCAAAGATAACGAACCGATCGTACTCCGTCTTTGACAGGCACATCCGGCACATCGCCTTGAATCGCCTGTTCGCCTCAGCATCGTGATGACTGGGTGTTCCAAACCCAAGCTGTTCGTGGGATGTCTTCACCAAAGCCGTAGAAGGGCACCAGACAACGATTGGACTGCCGTGGGCCTCCCAGTATGGCAGATGCCTGTCAAACGTCTCCTGAGCCTCTTTATGGGCCATTACGACGATTAGGGTGTTGTTGGTCACAGGGGTTTGCAGAGGATATCGAACTGAGGTCCGGTCATTGGCTCATTCAGGATGTTGTCGAATGAATACCGTAGAACGGTGAGCAGCCCGAGGAGTTCGTCAGAAGATGATCCGGCAGCCTCCAACGCTCCTTCGTTGACCTCGATCAGCATCACAGGACGGCAACGTTTGATTGTCTCCCAGGCCCCAAGCAGCGCCTCGCATTCAAATCCCTCCAGGTCGAGCTTGATGAAATGAACCGTCTCAAGCTGATACCTATCCAAAGGCTCTCCACCTCGACTGGTCGCAAAAGGATCCTGCTTTAACGTGATCCTTGTTGCCCCGGAATTTGGATTCGGCTCGATCCAAACTGTCGATTCGTGATGGGTCAGCGCCTCTCCGTATCGCTTAACCTGAGGCAGGTTTTTAGTGTTGTGTTTGAGACACTCAAACGCAATCGGATTCGGCTCCATCGCATGGACAGTCCCAGTCAATCCAACCTTCGCTGCATACGCCACCGTGTGATCCCCGATGAACGCCCCACCATCCACAACGACGCCACCCTCCGGGATGTATGGCAGCACGCGCTTGAGCAGCCACTGGTCATGATCCAACCGGCCATGCTTCTCGATCCACTTGCTGATTCCTTCATCTCCGTCGATAACCGCTATTCCATTCGGGAGGATCTTCATTTGAGTATCGCCTCCAGTTCCGCCTTGATCTTGTCCGTCAACCCGCCCCAACTCCAGTGCTGATTCAACAACGCTTTGGGCAGGTACTCCAACGTGTTGATAAAAGTGAATTTGTCGCTCATCTTGGCCATGCAGTAGGCCCCAAGTGCGTTGAACTCGGAAAACTGGCCCCTCGGTTGGCTCAGGACGTAATCAGCGAATGGCATGTGATGCACCTTTTCGATGTGCTCCCGCAATCCACGGAGCGCCTCCGGTGTACTCATGATCGGGAACCGCCTCATGCACTCGAACTCGATCTTCATCCCGAGAGCTTTCTCGGTGATCGGTTGCCACGGCGTCTGAGCCTTCCCATCCACCACAAGGGCCGAATAAGGAGTGTACCAGATGATCGGTTTGCCATCCTTCAACCAACTCTCAGGGGTATTCGACGTGTTGAAGCAGTTGTCTGAGTCCACGTAGAGAATATGCGTCATCCCAGGACAGAACAAATCAGCGCAAATCTTCACGACCTGCTGGTAGAGGTACCCGTCCTTCTGCTGCTTGTCCGCCGTCTCGATGACGATCATGTCGTCCACACCGCCAAACGGAACAGCAGCACGGTCGCCATGAGGAACGCACAGCACCACGCCTTCATACCCGGAGCAGAACTTCTTGATCGACCGGAGGCAGTACGCCAGCCATGGAAAGTCCTTCCGATACGATTTGATGAAGATGACGGTTTTCATTGCACTATCGGCGGCCTACCGAGTCCTCCTGGAACGTATTTTTTTTGCCCAGGCTTTCGGTGGTACTCTCTCATCTTTAAGGCACATGAGTTGCAAAGGCCCTTGTAGTTCTCAATCTTTCCATCAGCGCATTGCCTACACAATCCGCGAGAGATTCTATCCAACTGCCATTTGAGTTGCCTAGAGATTTTCACGCTGAGAACGCCTCCTCGCTGGATGAATCATGCCGGACCGTTTCCCGTCGAATAAGCACTCCAAAGCCAGCGCCAATCAGTTTTACCTCAGGATCCTTGATCTTCTCGCTGATGTGAAAGGCGTGGCCTTTACCGGCCTTCTTTCCGTATGTCTTTTTCCATGTCGGCTTCATTCTTTATTCCGTTTCCAATGAACAAACACGTAGATAATGGCGATGACCAGAATCACTGCTCCAATCAAGCGTTCAATGATGTAGATTTTGGCAGCAAGCTCGATCATCTTATCATCCATTCGGTTCCATCAAAGTTCCAGCCATTCATCTTCTTTGTCAGCGCCCCGTGATATCCGAACTGTCCAGAGTAAACGGCGTGTTCGCAACTGAACCTCTCCGCAACATTCGCCGGTGCGATCTTGAATCCGTTCTGCCTCAGCTTCTGTCCAAGGGTGATGCACGCGTAATAATCGCTCACCTTCACTGCCGGGTCCATCACGTTCGTCTGCGCCGCCACTGCCTGGCACCAGAGCTTTGATCGTATCGAGAACCCTCCATTCCCAACCTGGTTGTGCTGCTCTGGCCATGGAGCCCCGATGTAGTCGTACTCCAGGAACTCCTTCCTCCACGCTGCCCGTGCCACAACACAGGCATCGTGTTCCTGGAACAAAACGAACTGCGTATCGAACCATTCAGGCAATCGGGTCAATTGGTCAATTTCGTAGTCCAGCCGTCGAGGCTTGTGCTTGTGGTTCACCGGGATGATACCGTTCCGATGGCACTTGGCCTCGATCCCTTTGTTTGCCTCAAGGTCGGTCACGCACACCACCGCTCCGAACTCGACACAGCGCTTCGACCAGCACAGCGCCAGGATCGACTTCATCACGTTCGAGGTCGTGTCCAGGGTGAGCAGGGTTACTTTGGGGAGGGAGATCATTGATCGTCCTCTAAGCTTTCAGCAGCAATAAAGATTAGCAGCAGTGGCCAGAACGGCACAAAAAGGAGGATCACAGTCACCACTTCCGAAATCGTGAGATCGATCCACTTCTTCTCGCAAGAATGATGGAAAAAGAAGAATGGCGATACCATTCCAAGAACGAATCCGATGAAAAGATAGAAATAAAGGTATGTGATCATCGGTTCATCTCGCCAGCGTAATAGCCCACGCAAAATCCAGTGCACAATGCAACAATGAATACGGTCAATAGTAGCCTTTCGCTTTGTCGATTGCTATTGCGGCTTCCAATGCACGCCTCATAGGCGAATCGTCAGATCGTCCAATCCTTCGCTCGATTTCAGCATCTACCAGCGCCATGTCGCGCTTCTTTCTAAGCTTGGACACCTTTGATTTTTGGTTTGGATTCATACCTCAGGCAACTCCAAATGATCCCCGCACACGTACTGCGCTCCCGGCCTCTGGATCATCGTCAACGGCGAGGACAGGTCCACTTCCACGATCTTTGGCATCTTCAACCCTTCCGCAATGGCTTCCAAGGCGCCCTGGTTGCCGATGAAGAGTTTGGCATTCCCGATGTACTTTGCCGCGTAATGAATGTTCGGACATGGAATGAACGGAATCTCGTTCTCCATTCCTCGTAAAAGATCGTCATACTCATCACTGAATCCAATAAACGCGCTTTTACCGGCGTACCTTTCAACGATTTTCGGCCATGGAAACCTTGGATTGTGCCGCCTCAACGTCCTGGATAGGATCACCGATGGACAGTTAAACACCTTCTCCTTTGGCAACCACGGCTCCGTCAGAATCTCCGGCCCAAACCCAAAGCTTCTCGCATACCTCTCCTGCAACGGCATGAACGGGTTCTGGTAAAGCGACGCTTGGTAGCGCCATGAGTCCAAATCGTATTTACAGGCTTGGCCGTGATGCAGCTTCACGTCTTTCACGTAGCCAGTGGCCAACAGGAGAGGCTTGATGTTGTCCACCATCGCCTGATCACACTTGACCCTGGTGAACTCAGCACGCGCAAGGAATAGTGTCCCGCCGCCAAGTGCTCGGATGGTTGGAAGGGAGTGGATCAAATCTCCCGCGTCGCCCGAGTGAACGTAGGTGCTCATCGGTCACCTATAGCGCCTCCCTCGCGTACCGCCTCAAACGGGAGGCTAGATTGGTCAACCGTTTCTTTTCCTCATCATTGTTCGCTGAATCAAATCCACGGACGTATATGGATGCCTCCTTAATGTCCTTCCTGAATTCATCCAGGCTGTTCACAGGCGTCGCCACCAGCAATGGTTTCTTCGCCTTCTTCTCTTTCACTTGTTCTGTTTTCATAGTTTTCCGTATTCCGTTCACCGTTTCTATCTCTTTAATCTGACTGTCAATCCAGTCAGAAATCTCTTCCACTTCGGGCTTCAATCCCCATTTCATGGCCCGGTTTGGTTCATGGTCTTTTTACTCTGCTCCTTCTTCTTTCGAATAAGGTGCATCCTGAGCTTGAAAGCAATTGGCAGGGCTCACCTTCTGGTACCTAAAGGCACCAGGAGCCGTGACCCGCTTTTCACTATCCCAAGAGTACGAATCCTGGGCTGGCAGAGTATCGCATATCAGTTCACTGAACCTGACTGGAGTGATTTTCGGTGCATCCTTTCGCAAGTGAAGTCGCGGAAGTTTTGTGCATCTCTGACGCCCCGCATTTCCGATTTTGAACGTTGGGATGAGCCCGATTGATGCAGCCCTTTTGACGGATATTGTTAGGTGCCCTGTGAGGGAGATATTCCCCGGACCCACACGCGTACGTGTTGCCAAATGGTTCCGGTACGGTTTCTGAAGACTGATCCAGCCATTGTCAATGAACGGGTCAGAAGGCGGAGCAGGGAACATTTCCCGTATGTTAATGTCGCAGAAAACTGAAAGCAGGGAGGGTTTTCGGCGATCCCGTTTCAGGGCCACCCAGGAAATGTTTCCTGCTCCGGTAAGTGTCGTGCTTTCAGCTAATTGACGGACATTAATCCGACAACCAACAAGCGGGACCGTAGCAGGTATTATTTTCATGTCAAGGTTTGAAGACACCAACCACCCAGCCTGGTTGGACAGCGCCTTTCGGAAACACGGTGATAACTGGCATCGATTGGCTCTCATGCTGAAGAATCACCCGTTCACAAATCATGGCCATAGCCTCAGAATCACGCTGAGGTTGGATAACCCAATAGTGCAATCCTTTTGGTTTCCAAAACCCTTTTCCAATTGTTGGAGAGTGAAGTCCTGTTTTTTCATGAATGACAGCCCTTATCCTCGTCCTGCACTTTGGGCATCTCATAACGTCTTGACCGCCTCCAGCACATTGCGTTTCGCAATGTCCCATGTCCTGGCCTTTGCCCAAGCGATCCCTTCGAGCCTGGTTTTCTCCGTCTCCTTCACGTCGATCACCACCCGGCGCATCTCAGCAATGAGACTGTCCCCTGTAAAGGCCGTTAAACGAGCGGGAGAGCCCCTCAGAGCCATTTTGTTCACTGGTTGGAGTACCAGGCACCCCGAAGCCATCGCCGCCGTGGAGGCCATTCCAAGGCCGTTCGGATCACAGGACAGGTAACAGTCGATGGATTGGTACCACTTGGCCATTTCATGCCATGGATACCAAACCTTGGAATTGAGAGTGACCATGGAGGCATCCTGGCTTGATCCGAACGCCTTTCCAAACACATTTGGCACAATGAATGCGTTCTTGTGTGTCTTGCGCTGGTCCAGTCCGAATACGATGTGGCGGCGGCGGCCTGGGAGTCTGTTTCGACGCGGGCAAGGAGGAGTTTCCCACATGAGATTCCATTTCTCAGGACTGTCGTCCGATACCACCGCATCACCTGCCGTGAATATCTCAGGAGAATAGCCAATCGGAAACCGCTCTCCAATCTCAAGAAGCTCGGTATTCGGATGCAATGGAGGATGCTCAATCGTGATACCCTTTGTGATGAACACCTTCGTCGCCGGTGAGCACATGTTGCCAGCAGGCCCGATCAGAACCTCTGGCGTCCCATCGAACGGCTTGCCAATCCTCTCCCGGATCATGTAGTCCGCCTTCTCCGGCATCTTCAGTGGGTTCAGCACAACGTCGATCCCAGCCTCCAACAGCCAGGACATTACCTCACGACTCAGGATTCCCCAGTCCGAGTTGTCCAGGTAGGAACGTAGCGATAGGCGGGAGATCATTTCGACTCCTTTGGTTGTGGAACCCCTGGAACGACGGTCCAGGTTCCAAAGCGTGACTTGTCCATGAAGAACAATTCTCCATCATCACACAGCGCGAATATCGCTCCATCGCACTCAGTTTCTGAGTTTTCCGAGATTTGAGCGATTGCGATCTGGATGATCTTCCTGGATGGAAGGAGTGGATTCGGTCCTGATAATTTCATGAGTTCAGCGCGATTTGGAGCGCAATCTGAAGGCCAGCAACCTTGCCGCGAGCGTAGTGCTCTTTGACGATGTTGCCGGAAAGCTTCTCTCCAGCCACTTCAACCTCAGCTTCGTCGTACGCCTCCCTGAGTTCGCTTTGGATGGCGTAGATTCTGGAGCCGCTGAATTCAACTTTGTCGCTCATTCGGCCTCCTTCTGCTGAACCGCCCCATCCTCGATCACCACGGTCACTTCCTTGCCGTCCGATACCCTCTCAAGCCACACCTGGGCGTCGTGTTCCTTGGCCAGTTGCCCCAACAGCTTCAGGCTGTCCGGATCCAGCAACGATCCATCCCGCACCAGCAGAACCCGCAACTTCGGATTCAACGCCAGTCCAATGGCAACGGACACCCTCAGTTGCTGTGATGACGACGCCTGGCAGAACGGAAGGCCATCCAGCGTAACCCCACCGTCCTCGTCGAACGACAACCCTGGAACAGGGAACTTCGATTCCGCCACAGCCTTCTTCTTGTCCTCGTCGATCTTATCGATCTTGGCGGTGAGTTCGTCGGACTGCTTGGACTTGGCCAGCATTGCCTGTTCGGCAGCTTCTCTCGCCTTGTTCGACATGAGCTTGCCGTTGATCTCCTTGGCTTTGAGGACCTGCTCTTTCAGTTCGGTGTCGGTTGCATCGACTAGACCTTCAACTTCACCCAACGCAGTTTCGTGCAATAACTTCGCTGCATTCAGGGCTTCCTTTGGAACTTCCAATTCATTCGTCGCCCTGATCAGCAACTCCTCAGCCTTCTGAAGCTCAAGCTTTAGTTGCGTTACCCTCACAGCAAGATCATCCACTTTCATCTGCTCTTGCTGAAGTTTGTACTCAGCATTGAACACGCCCTGCTGCTTAAGTTGAACGGATGCCCGGATTGCATCGTTCGCCCTGTTCTGCTCTGTAACCTTCCTCATCTCCGCATAAATCGCCTCAATCGAAACCTCCTCCTTCGGCAATCCTTGGTGAAACTCCATCCCGGAAAGCTGTGCCCGAATCTGCGTAACAGTCCGGTTGATTGCCGTCCTCTCGGTGTAGAATCCGGCCCGCTCCTGGTCCAGCTTCGTGAAGTCCAGCCCCACAATCCGTTTTAAGGTGTCTGCCTGCTCCTCAGGGCTCTGTCTGCTGAATTCCAGGGGATCAAAGCTCAACTTTCCGACCAGCTTGTCCAGGAGGGCCTGGGGGCTCTTAAACACAGCGCCCTCTCCGTTCGACACGGTGAGGTTTGATCCTCCACTCTCGGTGAACGACCGGGTGACGATGATATCGCCAAGATCGATCCGAACGAAACCGCCTTTGGTTCCTTTCCTCAATACCTTTGGTGGGATGCCAGGGGCGCCTCCAAGCGCGTAATAGATCGCGTCGAGGCAGGACGACTTCCCTTGATCATTGCGACCACCGATCACAATGAGGTTGCCGTCTTTGTCGGGGGTGATTTCAACGGCGGTGAGCCGCTTGATGTTCTCCGCCGTTAGGCGAAGAATCTTTGAAGATGCTTCCATAATCGTAGTCCGTAAGCCGTTCGCTGGTCTTTCCCAACCGTCAAACCGTTATGGTTCTGACAAAGTAGGCGGCGGAGTCGGGTCCGCTACCTGCGCCTCGGGCGGTGTCACCAGGCAACCATACTGGTAGTTGCTGTCCGGGACTATCGTCGTCGGATTCTCAGTGTCGAAATTATCCGTAAGCAAAACCGTCGCAGTTGTCAAGTTCGTCAAGATCACTTCGTCGATCAAAAGGCCAACGTTAATCACACGGCCAACCGGACTATCCACTCCGGTGATGACGATCCTGCCTGCCACAGTTGACCCCGGAGTGAAGTTGTAAATATACGGATTCGGCGCGTCCTGTAGGCCCTGCGATGGATCCGACACGGTTACAATCTGGTCGATAAACGTTCCGACCTGCAATCGGACTTTGTAATCCCCTGCATGATCTCTCCTATTACCTGCGATCCGAATTGAAAATCGATAATCCTGCCCACTGGTGAACGTGAATTCGTCCTTGCTCGTCAATTGTCCCATCGGATATGGAGCCGTGTCCACGAACTTGTAGTACGTCCCGGCCATGTCAACGTACAGCCCGTTGCCAGCGTCCACGTCACACAGTCCCAATCCCACGAGGTCCACCCTGCCCTGGGTCACGTCCCAGTTGATGAACCCGGTGTAATTCAGCTTGGCCATCGGATACGTCCCTGTCGTCGGGGAACACGATCCAGCACAGAGAAAGCTCTTCAGCCCTTGCAAAGTGGTGATGGTGTCCTCCTGGGTGGCCTGGTACGCCGAAAGGAAGTAGCCAGCACTCGACAGGTCGTATCCTTTGGCGAAGAACGTTCCCCATGCTCGCAAAGCCACCACAACGATCGTACCGTAGGCGCCCTTGAATGAATCAGCCACAGGAGCAGGATCAGCCCCGAAGTTGTTCTCCAGGTCAGAGAACAGGATGATCACTTTCCTGCTGTCAGGGTCCGAACCGAAATTGTCCACAGCCTTTTGCAATCCTGCCGCCAGGGCCGTGCTCTCCTGGAGAACCGTGATGGCGTCCACTGCCGCCTTGGCTGCTGCTGCCGTGGTGACAAATGTTGTCTGGACAATGCCGGACTCCGCAAAGCTGATCACCCCAACACTGTCCTTGGAGAAGTCCACCGAATCGATAAACCGGCCAGCCGCCAACTTGGCGTAGATCAGCTTGGAAGCGTACTGATTCGAGAACTGCTGGCTGCTCGACAGCGAATTGTCGATAACGATGAAGAATTTCTGGTTCAGATCAGCACAGGCCGTCACCACTTCAAGGATCGCGTAGGCATGGAGCGTCTGCCATTGAACGGATACAGTCGCAATGCCAGCTTGCACCCCTGTCGCCACGCCGTTCTGTGTCAGGAACGCGATGTCGTCATCCGAAATGACGAACGTCAATCCGGTCGTCAAGACGATCTCGGTCCCACCTTGCTGGAGATAAACCGTGTACGTTTGGGTCTTGCCAGGCTCGATAATAGCGGTCTCAGGTTTGAGAATCAGCTTCGGGTAGTTTGCGCACAGAACAGGATTCGCCTTCCTGAATGCCGGATCGCCACACCGCTCGTCTGTTCCAGGGATATCCTCACCACCACCAGACCCATCGGTGCCGGTGCATGAACTTCCGGTTGCGGTCGCCTCAGGATTCTGAGGATCGCACGGTACCGTTTCGATGGTGTCCCATTGGATCATTTTGTCAGTTCTACCGTATCGATCACGTCCCCGTCCACCGTAATGAAGTCCCAAGCCAGCGTCGTGCAACTCACGCTAAACTTCACCGCACCGAACTTGGAGTTGTACCGGGTCACGCTCCCGCTCACCGGCGCTCCGAAATTGTACTTCTCTTTTCCTCCCAACCCATCCACCAGATAATGCACGTCATCAATCAGGAGATGCTCGTAATCGTGGTCATGTCCCGACACCACGATATCGATGCCCATGTCCGAAAAGTCGTATTGAACCGCTGCCGTGGATCCGTGAGGTCCGGAACTGAAAGGTGGCAAATGGCCAACGACCATCTTCCACTTCGCCGGGGAGAGTCTCGCCTTTGCATTGAGCCATTCCCACTGTGCCGAGTTAACGGCAATTCCGTCCTCTTCACGAGCGTCCCAGTCCATGAAAAAGATGTGCAACGATCCAATTACCTTGTCGTAGTACCGCTGGTTGTTCGGATAATCCGAGAAGAATACAAGATACGGCACCAGATTGCCAAAATCCCAATCATGGTTGCCCGGCGCTGAGAAAAAGATCGTCTTGTCGAAGTAATCATCAACCACCGTCGCGTAGGCGGTGTCATTGTATGAAATGTCCCCGGCATGGAGAATCATCGCCGGTGAGCCAGCAGCTATCAGATCGGCCACTTCCTGTGTATCCGCCGTGTTCCCGGTATCAGCCGTCTGCCACAGTGTCACCGATGCATTCACCACCGGGAGGATCAACTGGTCATTGTCCAACTCAGCTTTGATCGGGAGTCTCCTTGTCGGCACGCTGACATTCCGCATCCTGGTCTTGTCAGCACACGTAACGATGAACATCGCCCGAAGCTGATGATGATCCTGGTAATGGGCCATCTTCTCCGTTTGCTCTCGTCCGTAGGCAACCTCGTGGCGCCATCTCACGAAAGCCTGGATGATCGCTTCCGCCTCGATATCCCACCAATCCTGATCCAGCACGTCCGTATCCGCAAAGGTCCGCTTTACTCCATCCCACTCAACCACCACGACCTCGTTGCTCTGGATCCACGGAGCAAGCCAGATCTTCTTGTGATGCAGCGCAAAGGAACCAATCCGTGCCCTGCCCCATTTGCTGTCCGATTGGCGATTGGCAAGCTTCATCCCCTGCTGGAACACGATCGTACTGTCCGAATCAACAAAGAACGGCTCCACATCGTTGTGTATCCACGCGTCGATCTCCACCTTCTTCCGCCAGTCGTAGAACACCGGGTCACACCACTTGTCGTTCGCAACCGTATAGACGAACTGAATTTCCCCAACCGGAGCAGGTATCACCGTCTTGGCGCAATCAACGTACGTCGAACAGAACGGATGAATCGTGATGTTGTTCCTCTGCAACTCCGGCACCGAATTCTGCAAATCCACAAACGCCGCCAGGAACATCGAGTTGTGCGGCGACACAAGGTTCGGAGCTTCACCCTCAGGCCATATCTCGCGCCGAAGCTTCGTTACCAGGTCTTTGTAGGAAATGGTGGGCATTACTGTGACACCGGGGTGCCGTAAAGGAATATGTTCACGAACTCTCTTTGACGCCGCTCCTCACGCCTTTTCATTATCTCGCGGTTGAGTTTGAAGAATTCCATCAGATCGAGCTTAGGCTTTGGAGTCGCCATCGCTTCAACCACCTTCGGAGCGGCGGCAATCGACGCTGGCAATGCTGCGATGAATGAGCGCCTGTTCATCAGTAGGAATCTCCAAGAACGGAAACTGGAAGAATACGCCTTGGACCTTGTTCTCTTGGCTCATTTGGACGAAACGAGTGGATCGAACCATCAGGCATGATCTCAACGCTAAGGTCAGGATCATTCGCCGCGAGCATCGCCTCAAGTTCTTCGATGGTAATCACGCTGCCTTTGGTTGTCCGCTCGCCTTGGGCCTCGCCAAAGGTACGTTCTGTTGTTGTCCGGGAGGATTCACCAAGCCCACTGCCGCCCGGTTCCTGTCCTCAAAATTATCCACGCCCACAACAGGTGCCGCCGCTATTGGACCTCCCTTGTCGAACAGGCTGGATGGTTTCGCTCGATTGGACGCGAGCCCTCTCTTGAGATCTTCGTTCCGCAATTCCTCGCGCCAAACTGGCTTCGAATCCTTGTTTTTTTTTAAGGTCTCGTACTCTTCCTTTCCAATCTCTTCCAACCCAGCACGCTTGCCAACCAACTTCGCAAGCTCGTTTTGAATGTTCTCGTCTTCAGTCCCGAAAACCTCAGTGTTGATGTCAACCTTCGTGAAGCGGACGTAATGACCGCTGGGCAACAGAAGATTCGTTCCTACTGCGCCCTTTCTGTAAAATTTCGTAGCCATCGTCGGGACTCTATTCCTTTCCCAACCAAAAGGTCAATTGATTCCAATCAGGCAGAATCCATGGAGACGACCACTGTAATCGGCTTCGTTGGCTTTCAGTCGTGAGTTCATTTCGATTTCGATAATAAAAAAGCCGCCCTTTTCAAGGCGGCTTTCTGTATTAGCGACGCTAATTTTTAAACCAAATCGTCATACGGCGCCACTTCCGCGGTGATCACTGGAGGCGCGTCTGCAAGATTTTCCAACCAAGAACTGTGGAGTGGGCAACTGACAATTGGCATCCCGGTCTCGCTCTGGAGCGTCTGCTCCTGGGAGATGTATTCCATGGTGCAACGGAACGTTGGATCGATCTTGGCCAACTGTTCGAGTTGAGCGGTGGTGTAGACCTTTCGGTTCGAGGCCAGGTGAGCGTAGTAGATCGTGCCACCCTGAGGACCAGGTTTACCGATGTCGAGCGAGAGCAGAAGGTTGCCGACGCTATCGAGGCCCTGATCGACGAACTGATCCTTCCAGTCGTCAAAGAAGTGGTGCGAGACAATGTTGATCTCGACCGAGGCCGGGTACTTCACGCGGTACGAATCCCAGACGATGCCCAGCTTGTCGTTCTTCTGGTTGATCGTTTGCGTGAACCGCAACAGATCCCCGTACATATCCTTGTAGTAGGCCATCATTCCGGTCTGGAACTGAGCCCGGTAGAACTCGGATGTGTGCCAGTCGATTGCGATCACGCGCTTACCATCGCCATCGCGAGCACGATAGATGGCGTTGTTCAACCGGAAAAACTCGTGAAGGTTCAGCGGTTGGTTCGCAAGGTCGATAACTCGACCGCACAAACGGAGCTGTTCCTTGACACCAATCCAGTTGGCTCGTTTGGCCATCACCTTTCCAGAAAGGCCACCGGGGTTGATGTTCGAACCGGTGACGGTCACGATGTCCTCAAGCGAGGTCCAACCGGTGAGGGTCTGATTCGGGAGCGGCTTCTGAAAGAGAAAAGCGTTGACGAACCGATCCTGCTCATCGGCTTCGTCCTGCATGTTCCGTTCCGTCAGAGGGATGTCGCCGAACTGCTTCCACGCGTCGTTCGTGGTCATTAACGTTTCGTAGACTTCGCGGTAGAGTTCGTCCACGCAGCGGGTCATGCGGTAGGTTTGGAACCAGAATGGAACCTGCTTCCGAGGGTCGATGTTGGACTTGTTGTGGCACCAGCTTTCGTAGTCGTGGACGTTGTTGATGCCTTTGATGATGACGCCGTTTGTGGGGGTGAGATCGTACAGTTCCGAGGATCCTGCGTTCTCAGATGTGACCAGAACGTCAATGGACGTGTTGTCGGCGGTCGGATGAGATGCGAGAACCTTCCAGGCACCATGCTTCGCAAGGCCGGACTGGCCAGTGAAATGATGGATGACATCCCGAGCACGGAAGTCTCCGGTATCCAGCGGAACACCGTAGCGGGATTCGATCCTGAACACACGGTCATCGGCAGCACCGAGAGCGAGTTCACCAGCAGAGAGATTGCCGGACATGCTGGTTCCGTTTGAGCAGGCGAGCGTTGCGTTCGTGGTGTATCCAGATTGAGGGGCACCGCAAGTGATCTTGAAATACTGCTTGTTCACGACGCTCTTCTGAGAGCCGAGAACGAACGGATGCATCAGCGAGTGGGTCTTGACGCCCTGGATGCCGCTTCCAACCGCCGCCTTCCACATTTCCCTGTCGGCGTTGGCCATGATCCAGTCGTAGAAGCTGTTTCGGCGGGTACCGCAGGCCCTCATTTCGAGGCTGTGCATGAACCAAGCGCGCATGTCGGCGAACTTGCCTCCGGGTTTGAACATGTCTTCCAACATGTCCACCGTGAGGTAGTTAATGTCGCTGCGGGTGATTGTCCCGCAGGTGTCGTAGGTGGAACCGATTGCAACAGCGCATTGCGCCACGAACCGGTCATCGATAGCTAAAGGTGATCCCATAAGTGGGATCAAATACTACGATGGCCACATGGCATTGCGTAATTCTTCGCGTGCAATGCCTTTGCCAGGAGAGTTGGATGGAAGAGTGGTCTGTCTGTCGCTCGACGCTGAAACGGACGGCGAATTCTTTCTCGCAGGAGCTTCTTGTTCTTTGGGCTCGCCTTTCTTGACGCCGTTTTGTGGCGTTTCCCCATTTTTCTTGGCCATTCGCGTTTCGACCAATCTTTCCACGCGAGCACGTTCGCTATCAATCCTGGACTTAGTTTTGGCAGCATTCTCTGCCACAAGAGCGACGTGGATCGAGTCCGGGTCCAAAGTCCAGTATTGCTGTTGCAGACCAGCGATTTTGGATTGCTTCTCATCCTTCGTTCCCTTCCCAGCGATGATAGCCTGAATTCGTTTGCCCATGTCGGCCTGGGTGGTGAACTCACGGGTACCCTTCATTCGTTCCTCTGGATCCAGGCTGGCGATCTGGCCTTCCAACCGATTAGCGAAGTTGATCAAGTCACGGTGCGGGTAGATGTCCTCACCGGTGGATGGGTGTGGCACCACAAGATCAAGATTCAATTTGTAGCCGGAACCCAATGTCTTAAGCTTGACCAGTTCCTCGCTCAACACGCGTTGAGTACCGGCAGCTTCGTCCAGGATCTCGAATGCATCCGGATCAGCCTCACGAAGGGCGTTGATCGTCTTGTCGGTGATTGCCTTTCGGCCTCCGACATCCAACAGTGCTCCGAATTCATCCCCGACCTGGCCGATGAACGAAGTGGTAACGTCATGGAGAATGGACGGCAGGGCCTGGTTGATTTCCTTTGTCTTCTGCTCAGCACGGAGTTGTTCTACTTCCGGCGCGCCCTTCCTCTCCAACTCCCCCATGATCTCCTTCTTGATCTTCTCGCGATCAAGTTCCTTGGTGGCTTTCCGAATCTCCCTGGCATCCACCTTCGGATCATTCTTCTCGTAAAAGTCAGCGTGTTCATCGTCATCAGCATTGAAAGTCTCTCCTGGATGCTTCTCCAGCCACCTGTCACGGTATGCCTCTTCCTTGGCCCAGAATGCCTTCGTGGCGGCAACGAGACCCTTCCGTGACGGATTGTTCCGTTCGATGTGTTCAAGGGCTTCCAGGCGCTCCTGGTCATCCTCGCTGAGGTTAAGATCGACTTGAGGAGCAGGTTGCTGCTTCTCCTGCGCTGGCATCTTCTCGACCACCTTCTCGGCAACACGATCAACGTCGGCGTCCGACATCACCGCTGGCTTGGCAGGAGATGACATCGCCGGTTTGGATGTCGGCTTCGGCTTCTCAACCTTCTCGACTTTTTCCTCGGGTTTCTTGTCCTCCTTTTTGTCCTCAGGCTTTTGCTCTTGAACAACAAGAGGCTTTTCTTCAACCTTTTCGTCTTCAGCTTTCCGCCCTTTGTCCCCCTGTTTGTTTTCCTCTGGAGGTGTTTTTTCACCCTTCTTCTTCGGCTTTGGCGGCACAGGCGCACCAGGGAACATCATGCCATGGAGATTCTGTCGTTGGGCATCTATCTCCGCATCCGTTGGAATGGCTGCTGCTGGCTTGTCTTCGGGTTTAACTTCGAGTGATGGTGTCGCTGGTGTGCTCATATTGGCGTCGTGATGTTTCTGAAAACTGGTTCGGATGATGGGGTGAGAACTAGGATCGCCCCTTGGATGTGCTGGCACTTGCTGGTGATTTCAGCAATCTCGTCCGAATGCTCTCCTCGGTTGTTCCTTGGATCAAGGTATGCCTCACCAAGTCGCTGTGTTAGGACCGCGAGGTTAACTTCCAGAATGTGACGAAATTCTACGGTTGCTGGGGACTCAAGCCATGATTTGAGGCGCTCCGTTGATTGGCTGTCCAGTGGTCGGATCAATGCGTCCAGGATCTTCATTCGTAGTCGTAGTCGTCGTCAGTCGTTGTTGCGATTGGGCAATTAAAGCCACAAGTCGCTTTACCACTTGTTCCATAGGTACGACCCTCTGTGCAAGCTCTTTCACTGCACCTTCAACCTGGCCTTGGGCTTGTGCCGTCTTCTGAACGGTATCCACAACTGGCTTCATTTCCTCCGTCATCTTCTGTTGGAACTCTTGCACAGCTTGCATCAGTTGCTGGGCTTCTGCTGGGCTCAATTGGGTCTTGTTGGCTGATCTATCCTCCAGCTTGAAGTCCCTCGGAAAACCAGCCAGACGGAATATCTCGTTGAGCAATGGTATCACCTGTTCCGAAATTCTCTGCATCACGTCCGGGTTCTGCAACAAAGGCGCCAGTGCCTGCAACATCGATCCAGCCAGGGCCGTGTTGTTGGTACGATCGTCGGCATCGCGGGACGAAGTGAATCCCTCATACAATAGAGGGCGTAGCGATTCTTTGGACGCCTTTACAACCGCCTTCTTATCCGCAATTCTCCTGGAGGGACGTTCCTCGTCATCATAGGTGAACCCGAGTTTTTCCAGGTCCTCTTTCCCGATGGTGTTTTCCATCGGGATTTCGGCATAGAACTCCTCTTCGCCTTCGGACATCAAACCGTAGAAAATCTGTTTCTTCCAAGCTTCGGTCGCATTGGCCACTGGTATATCCGTGTACTTCAACCGAACGGATGTTGCCCTGGAGATATTCTGAACCTCCTCCGCTCTCAGTTCGTGGGACGCCGCCTGCCCGAGTTCCTGGGACGAGAACAGAAGAACGCGCTCAACCGTATCGAGGATGGTCTTCATGGCCAACAACAGTTGGTTGGTATCTGTTTTGGTGAAATCAACGTTGTAAAACACCTTATCGACCGCAGCTTCCCTCCTGAAATACTTCTTGGAGGAGAACGGCTCGAAGTTCAACGCGCACCAAAGCTTGTTGCCAAGATTCTTCAACCGATTGATCGCTCCGTCATTGAGCGCGTCGGTATCGACGAAGGTGCAGTTGGTGAGGTTCTGCTTGGTCGTAAGAATGAACTGGGACATCAGATTGCTGAAATGATCTTGCCAGGGAAGGATCTGCAACGTGAGGGACGGATTCAAATCCCGGTTCTGATCGGTGTCCAAACCGTAGTAGACAACCGGGCAGTAAGGAAAAGGTTCAGCGTAGATGATCGTGTCGTCACCGCCAGCCAGGAGGAACCGCATCCAGATCGGGTAATCGTAATCACCAAGCCCGCACTCTGAAGGGACCAGCTTCTCGTAGTATTCGGTAAATACCACTGGACATTCTTCTTGGTCACCGCCGTAACAGTACGTGGCAAAGTTCTCCTCTCGATCATGGAGGTTGCTTAACTTCCAATCGATAGGCGACTTGATCGTGCAGGACGAATAAACGGTGTTGAAGAAAGTGTTCGCGTTACTCCACCAGGCCGTGTCACCGATGGTCACTTTGTCCAGGTTCCAGTAATCCTCGTTGTTGGCAATGTCCTTCCAACGGAGTGCCCGCCAGTATCCGAAGAACTCACATCCAGTGTCAGTATTGAATGTGGTGACACGGTGGGCCTTGTCCCAGAACACTCTTGTTGGATGCGGGATTTCGTAGCGGATGCCTTCCTTGGTTATCCTGGTCTTGCGCTTCTTCTTCTCACCGCTGATACCTGCGCCATCTTTGGCATCTTCCTTCGCATCATCGTCTTCGGTCTCCTGCTCTTCCCGGTACCACGGTTCCTTCGGGACTTGGAAAGCGAACTGGTAGTGTAGCATCTGGCCAACGCTTTGATCCTGGACCTCCCAATAACCGAACTGGCGGGACATTACCTCCGTCCGGCTGGTGAGGACTTCGGTCCGCATCCTGGACAGAGAGTTTGAAAAGGCTGGTTCGAACTTGAGGAACGGACTCAGATGCCGGTCGGTCATTATCTTCGCCTGCCTGATCTTGAGATAAGCCAGGCATAACGGAACGTGGACCTGGAAAAATGTCGGGATATCGAGCACCGTCTTCTCGATGTTTTTCCCTGTCTTCGGATCAGCAACGGTGATCGTATCGAAGACAGCCTCCGTGGCTATGTTCCATTCGTTCCACGCTTCCATAACCTCACCAGAGGACGGGTCCTTGCTGGCGAGTGCCGTGATGAGGGTTTGATCTACTTGCCTGAACGGAACGTTGAGCGCGAGATCGAGAGCGTAGTAGAGCTTGTGGTCCCGGATGTTATCGTCGATTCCCCTCTCACGGCGGATGCGGATTCTCTCCCGCAATCGCTTGAGCTTCGGGTTCTTCTCATCGGCAGACTTTCCTTTGAGCTTCTCCTTCAGCTTCTCCGGGGTAATCCCACGGCGCTTGAGTAGATCGAGCGAGACCATTTACTTCTTGTAGCTGAGGACCGCCGAGACGCCAGGAGACTTGCCTTTCTTGGCTGGTTCTTCCTTTGGTTTCTCCTCCGTCTTGGCTTCCTTTTCGTCCTCGCAGGCTACCATCTTCATGCGCCCGCCACAATGTGGGCATTCGGCTTCACTGGCATTTTGGCCTTTCATGGTTGGCACTATTAGTTTGTTTCAGTCAGAGAGGCAAGGTTAATATCCTCCGCTCATGGCGAAGAAGAATACGGCTACGGTTACGAGAACTCCTGTTCCTTGGGATGTCCTATTCCCAAAACAGATGCAGGTTTTCAATTGCTTCAAACACATCCTTTTGATCAGCGGTTCAAGGTTGGGAGGCAAAACTCATAGCGCCATCTTTAAGGTGGTAAGGCATCTCTGGGAGACTCCAGGCGCCCGAGTTGGGGTGTTCGCAAAATCAAAGACTCTCGCCAAGGATGGTGGTTCATGGAACAAGCTGGTGAACGAAACAATACCGTTCTGGATTACGTGCGGATTGACTGGCATGAGTCCGGAAGTGTCGATGCAGTACACGTCAGTGAATCGCCAAGGTCTTCCAGGCCAGATCCAGGATTCGGCAACAAGAACTTCCATTGCTACCATCCGCAATTACTGGGGAGGCGAATCATCGGCCATGCTCTTCTCCATCGAGCACGACCAGGAAATCTTCGACAAGGTGAAAAACAAGGAGTTCAGCATGGTTTGGGTGATCGAGCTTTCCATGTTCAAGGATCCGAACATCCTGGCTGCTCTCCTCCTCACACTCCGCGTTGAACATCTCCGCCCGCAGAACGGTGAGCCTGATACCAAGCGCCAATTCATCGCCGATACCAATCCCGATGAAGAGCAGGGTGATGAGTCCTGGATCTACCAGACGTTCTACAAACTCCGGAATGAAAAACCTCAGGCTGGCAAGGAGTTGACGGAAGGAGAGAAGTTCGCTGAACGGTACCGGTCAATGATGGAGGTAATCGAGTTCTTTATCGAGGACAATCCCACCGTGACCGAAGATCAAAAGGCCATTCTTTGGACACAATGCCAGAGCGACCCAATGCTGCACGACTCCTGGTTCTACGGCAAATGGGGAGCAGGTTGCCGTCAGAAGGACCGTCACTTCTCAGACATTTTCCAGAAAGAGATTCACGTCATCAAAGGGGAACTTGAAGACTACGACATCGAGATCAATCCCATGTCCACCCGACTATACACTGGATGGGATATCGGACTTGCCCACCACGCCGCCGTCATCATCGACATCTGGTACCGAAAGGAGATCAGGAACGGCGAGGAGATCAACGTGGCCTGCTTTTCTATCCTGGAGGAACATTGTGCTGACAAGGAGCAGATCACCCTTCACGAATACGCCACGGAGTTCATGAAGAAGCTTGAGAACATCGAGAAGGCACACGGTAAGACCTACTCCATCATTTCCTACGCAGACGACAGCGCAACGAACGTCCACCGTCCGACATCGGGCACGTTCGACAACGTTCACATCTCCGTGGCCAGCAAAGGAAGAATTGAATTGATCGGGACTCCAAAGCCTGTTGGAAGTCAGGAGGTAAGGGTTGACCTTGTAAGGGTGCTCCTCAAGGAGCAGCGGATATTCATCGCTGCCAGGTGCGTTCGAATGATCGAGATGTTCATGAAACTACGCCGAAGCAAGAAGGAGTTCATCGTTTGGGGAGATTACAAGCATATCTTTGATGCTCTTTCCTACGCCTTGTACGAGGAAATGCAACGAATCGAAATCTTCAAGGAACAGTATCCTGGGGCTTCAAGCGCCCCCACGTCTGGCGTTTCTATCCGCTGATGCTCGTTCGAAGATCTTCGAGTAAAGCTGCCGCTGATGTCCCTTTGAACCGTAGACATGGAGGAACTGTCCCCTCCGAAGGTAATCCATCTGCCGCTTTGGTTTCAGCAGGTCAACACCACAAGCCTTTGAAAACCTCATTATCACGTCGATAGTGAACCCGGACCAGGATGTCCGGTTCGATAGACGATGGACAGTGTTCTTGGAAATCGACGCTAAGACCGCTATTTGGGCATTGGAGAGGCTTTTACGACCCCGGCCTGTCCTGGCAAGGAGACGGCATATGCAAGGTGGTACGCGGTCTAGGCACTCAAGGATCGATTGTGGCATGTCAACCGTGCTCAGAATACCCGACTGGCCCAGGTTGATTGATCGGTTCTCCATTTGGTCCTGTCTTGGGAGCCGTTGAGCAACCAGCCAGGAGGAGCAGCAGGATGGCGAGTGTTGTCTTCATAGGACGGTGAATGAAATTGAATCGACTTCGGTTTTGGAAAGGAACACTTGAGTTTTTGGCTGCGCGTCAAAATAGACGAATTCTCGGGTGTCCCAGTTGTCTCCATCCTGTACCAGCGCGAAGTTGATGGCGTGCTTTCGAGCCTCTGGATCCTCGTTTGTTGGATCGTTCGCGAGGTCACGCGTGTATCCCAGGACCCCAAATGCCAAGCCTTGATCGGGTCCTGGAGTTTTGATCTGGGCCTCGCTGGCGAACACCATTGCCCCAAAGCTGAATACCCCGCATGGGTTCTTGCCGAAGCTGTACAGGTTTGTGCCAGTGATGCGTTGCCGCTCAGCCAGTTCAGCAGGAAATTGCTCGAACAACCATTTCCTGGATGGCAGGGCATAGTCGTTGTGGATAAAGATGGAACGCGGACGGGCGATCCCGCGCTCATTCATGGTATTCCAGATTTGTTCCCAGATCATGGCTTTACCTCCGGGGGTGAGACCTGGCTGGTCACAACAGGCGCGGGTTGGGTTATCTGGGTGGTGATTCGAGTACCGGTACCGGTTCCTTCATCGGTCGCATCATCCGCCGCCTGTCGGTTCATGTGGGCCGCAAAGGAGGTGGATCGGAATGTCTTAAAGGCCAGGATGGATTGGCCCATCACGAAACTGAATACACGCAACCAAAATAGCAGGGCAGCCGAAATATACTTGGCAGCTTCATCGGTTCCGAGCGCAGCCGATGTAGCGGTGAAAAATGCAATGGCGACGTACGTCCCGCCATCAATCCTCAGCGCCATGGCTTGGCGCTTGATTCTATCGCGGCGAAAAGCCGGATCGATTCGAGCGAAATGTTCCGTATCGGTCACGGGATTGGTTTAGCGCCCTTGGCAGCGCCTTCAGCGGCCTTACCTACCACATCACTGAGACCATCCATGATGGCCTTGGCGAAGTCCGCATCAGGCGAGGTGTTTCCCTCTTTGATCTGGAGACCAGTCTCGGTCGTCTTGGTGACATGGCCAATCGAGAAACCCTTCACGGCAGAGGTCGAGAAGTAGGTTTTCATGGATCCTTTGGTGGTGAGGCCCGTCTTGGGATCGGTCTTCTCATACGTCACGGAGGCACAGCCAGAGCAGAGCAGCAGGAGAATTGGCGTGATCATGATCTTCATGTCTTGATCGTGCCCCAACCACAGAACAACGTCCAGACAATTCAAATCATGGTTTTTTCATGAGCACTTGGTATATGCTCCACATTAAACCGGCCATCGTCACGATGGCGATCCAGGCCCCATGGATGCGGTACATCTGGCGTTGCATCTCGGCCAGCGTATTGGAGATGCTTTCCATGCTTTTCTCCATCCGTCCCATCGACTCCGCCTGGAGCCGGAAATCCGCGATCAAGCCTGGCTGACCTTCGCGGCCTCTCAGGATGTCGTCATGAATCTCCAGGGCCTCGGCTTGGGCGTCAAGCCGCTGCTCCAGCGAACCCATCCGGACCGCCATGGTCTCGACCGAAGCTGTCAATTCGCTGATGTCTTTGATCATTTCGCCGCATTCTCAATCGTGAGCTTCTTGGCCTCACTGGCCGCCTGGAAATCGCTCAGGACTTTTGCGGCCCGGTCAGCATCAGCCTGGCCCGCGTAGCTGTTCAAGATGTCCTGCACGCGCAGCACCAGGTAGGCTGTTGGTGTGACGGCAACCCAATTCGTATTTGACGCAAGCTGAGCAGCATTGAATTTAGCCGTGATGGTGTCCAGGCCGTTGGCTTGGTCGTAAGGGTCAGCGTAAGCGTGAGATTGCCAGCGATGGTCTTGGCGCGAAGCTGGTCAACCAAGAAGGTCAGGCAGATGCACGCGATGACGAGAAGGAAGTGTTTTGTTTTCATGGTTAGAATGGTTTTGCAATCCCGGTTATCGTTCCAGAAGTTACGACAATCTTGCCACTAGCTTGCAGTGGGATATAGCGATCAAAGAATATCGAAACAGTGTCAAGATTTGTCCAGAATGCTCCGGCACTATCATGTAAAACATAGGTCACGTTTGTTCCACTGATCAGGGCGTAGGAATTGAAAGCTGAATTTGTAATCCCGGTTGCGGTGAGGGTCAAGGCGGTGACGTTGGAGGAGGAGATTCCAGGTGACGAAACCACTCCAGCAAATACAGCAGCCGTCAAATTAAGAGAAAGAGCGGTTGGCGTCCCTACGGTAAATCTATGTAGTGTTGATTCGGGTGTGTAATAATGGAAGTCTGTACCATCTTTGTATATACTATAAGAAGTCCCGCTTGAACCAGCGCCATGGAAGTTAATAGCCGATCCAGATTGTAAAATAATTTCGTTGTTTCCAAGCATTGAGAGATCACCGTTTGTCGCCCAGCGTGACATTACGGAACCTCCACCCCAGACGTTCACCGGCCCCCCCGTCCCAGTTCCCAGTGCCTCATGGCCGATATGCAGGCCAGCGGAGTCTGCTGCGATGAAGCCGCGCTCGTAGTTGGAGGAGTCGGTAAATGTGCCATACACATATACAATATTTGTAGAGGTTGAATTGATGAATGAATTCACGCCACTAGCGCCAATCACGAAGCGTGCAAAGCCACTGCTGGATTGAAGCGTTAATCCGCCATCAAACGGCGCTAGCATTTGGCTTCGGCCTGTCCAGCCGTGGATACCCGTCGCACCAGCATTGATGTCTGACGAGCCCGTAATGGTTCCCGCCACGCCCAGCGTTCCCGCCACATCCAGCGTGTAGCCCGGCGCGTTCGTCATGATGCCGATCTTGCCCGTCGAGACCGTTGTGTTGGTTCCCTCCAAGCCAGTGCCGAAGATGGCGTTCGCGATGGCAAGCTGGTTGTCGTTGGTGGCGTTCGGGGCCACAATCCATTCTCCGATCAGGGTATTCCTGCTCCCAGTCGTGATTCCACCCGACGCGTACCCCAGGATGATGTTTCCAACTCCGGTCGTGATGCCTGCCCCGGAGCCCGATATGGACCCGCTACTGGCCCCTGCGCCAATCGCCACGTTGTTTGAACTGGTCGTGCTGGCCGAAAGTGCTCTCTTGCCAAGAGCAGTATTGAGACGGCTTGAACCGCCCCCTCCTGCGCTGGTACCGATTATTGTGTTGTCGTATCCCGTATCCAGACCAGCCCCTGCGTTCTTGCCTATGCCGAGGTTGCTGTTCCCAGTCGTCAGACCACTCAAGGCCCCCGATCCAATCGCCACATTCCCGGTATTGGTCGCGCCATTACCGGTTCCTGCCGTCCCGATTGCGATCGAGAGATCGTTCGTGTCGTTGCCACTGCCACGGATCAGCAGTCCATTGACGGAAAGCGTGCCCGGCACCGTGATGTTGGTCGTGCCCTGCTGGGTCGCGATGGAGTCCCGTAGGTTATTGGTTCCAGTAAAGATCGCAAGATGGTTGGCCGTCCCAACCGCATTCGTGCCAACAGTTCCGCTTCCAGAACCTGTTCCTGGCCGTATCACTTCCGCACCGAATGGGTCCCAGATGAAACAAAGAGCCAATAGCAGACATGAGATGACGATGATGAGCGCAGAGCGTGCCCACCTTTGAGTGGAATTGTTTTGAGTGTTCATGCTATGAAGTTTTCGTCCCACACGAGGAGCACCCCATCACCAACGGCCCCACGGACGTAGAGCGTTTTGAGATTCTTCTGCATTCCCGGATCCGCCCGATATGCAAGTGCTGCTCCGGACGCGAGTGTGTCTGGCTGAGAATCTGCAAACCATCCGAGGTTAACGGTATCTGTGTTTGGGGTGTCGCCGCTGGCAGAAGTGGCCTTCACTCCGTAGACATTTACGAGTTTGACGTACTTGTCTTCGGTCGTGACAAGCTCAGGATCGGTTGAGGCCAAGACCTTCATGATCTTCGACGTTCCTCTGGCCGGGGGTCTTACCAGACTGCCGATAAATGGGTTGATGGCATCGCTCATGGAGCGAACGATTACTCTTTGGGCGGGCCATTTGCAACGCTAAAGTTGTTAACCTGGTTCTGCACTTGCTGGACGACAGCGCCAGGAATGAAGCTCGGATGCTTGGGTGTGTCCGGTTCTCTCATCTCAATTTGCCTGCCCTGAACATCCTTGGTGGCCTTCATTAGGCGCGCCACACTTCCGTTCAATGAAGCCATTGTTTTCGCCAGACTCGCTATCTCTTGCGGATCTGAATCAGGATTTTCAATGAGAGCTTGGAGACGGTTGTTCAGACCAACTGCCGCACCAACGCTGGCCTGAAGAGTGATTACGCCAGAGCCGGTGGTGAGCTTCACGATACCGGCCAAACCGGCCTCCCTTCCAACCGTCTTGAGCGCCCTTATTTGATCGGCCCCAACCCGCATCATCCCGATGTCCCGGAGAGCCTTTGCCATCTCCGTTTCGTTGCGTCGCTCCATCCGCTTTGTCGGCAGCGCAATCGGATGACCACTCAACTGATGTTTGGTTTTTAGATCATCCGGGATGATCAGTTCTGTGTTTTCTTCGCTCATAAATCACGCTCCCGTTCAGTTCTTCCTTCCAACCATACTCACTGCTTCCCGTCTTTTCCCAGAACCAACAGTTCTTCATCTCGAACTTTGCTGCCAGCCACATCACGCAACCGCAACCGTTCAGCGTGCTGGCCCCACGTAAGAGGACCTTTGTTCGGGTTATATTCCCACAGGTTCCGAATGTACGGTCGAAATTCGGACATCTTCGACACCCATTTAATCTCGACACGTAAAGGCGCCACGGGGAGCGGGTAAAGATTGGTATTCCACACAGGAACAGGAAGTGCATACCACCGTACTTTAGGAGCCGGAAGAATCCGATCTCGCGGTGAAGAATAGGCAATACGACCATCGTCGCGATCAGCCAATGAGAAAAACGGAGCATTGAGCGTCGCGCACCACGTCCGATACGCTCTCCAAATCGTCGGCAACATCGCCTTGATCGTTTCAACCTGTCGTTCATGATAAACCGCCATTCGTTTCTTGCTGGCGGCAAATGCCTTTCGCTTCTCTCGAACCGCTACCATTTTGAACCACGACAGGTTCGGAGAAAACTCCAGTGTCCACTGATAGCGTCTCTCCTTCTTATCGAACGCCCTCAGCTTTTCATCCAGCAAATTCCGGCCAATGCGTTCGAATTCCTCCTGCCGAGTGCTTGGACCACTATTGTCGGAGTCGATGTCCCAAAGGACTTCCTTCCAGTTGCCACGGAGAGGGAACGCCGCCAGCCTCGCGAACTTGAAATTGACCACTGATCCGTAGTTGAGAATGCAATGGGCCATGGTCTCGCAGATCATCGTCCACATCACATCCGCCGCTTCCAGGTTGATGAAGATCCCCCGCCCGACAAGTTCGTTTAGGAAATCGTCGTCCTCCTTGTGGCGCTCGCTACGAAACTGCTTGATGTACGCGTCCGGGTTCCAAACCACCACGTCCTCAGGATCCTTCTCTTCCGATCGTACCGCCACATCCTCCAGCTTGTGCCGTTGGATGTACCAGGATGTCTCGTCTTTCTGTTCGTGGACGACCTGCCGAAGCAAATCGAGGAGAATCACCTTTTGCTTTTTGAGAAGCGGGATGTCCGGGAGTTGGATCGTCAGCATATCCGTCCCTTCAGGCACTTCGACCTTGAGAGGAAATCGCCACCAATCGCTTTTTACCGTCCAAAGTTCAGTCATCCGTTGTCCGTTGAATTGGCCACCCCTGGGCTCGCACCAGGACCTCCCACCACTGGTTTGATGGTCGTCCTACTTTAGACCAGGCAGCCGTTAAAAAGCTGCGCCGGGAGATCCCGAACGCAGCCCCAGGAATACACGCGATTGACAAATATCGTCGATTCTTTAGGCTGTCCATGAAAATTACGGCAACGGCTTACGGACACGATATATGAAAACCTTCAGCAGAAATCCCTCTATGAGCGATCAAAACCCCTCACAAGCACTCACCGTCCATCATGAAAACATGGCGGTTTCAGCGCCTCTCACCCTCCGGGAAATCAAAGATCAGGTCAACCTTATCCAGCAGGTCATGCGTGACGTGATGGTTGACGGTGAGCACTACGGCACGATTCCTGGCACGAACAAGGACAAGAAATCCCTTCTTAAACCAGGAGCAGAAAAGCTCTGCCTCACGTTTCGGTTCGCTCCGTCCTACGAATTGACGAAAACCGATCTCGGTGGTGGCCACGTCGATTACGAAATGGTCTGCACGCTTAGGACGATCCAGAGCGGAACCATCGTTGGGCAAGGACTTGGGTCCTGCAACACTCGGGAAAAGAAATACCTTTATCGCCCTGGTCCGGTTGAATTCACAGGTCAACCGGTTCCGCAGGCGTATTGGGATATGCGCAAGTCCAATCCTAAGCAGGCCCAGGAATCTATTGGAGGCGTCGGATTTGCGGCAGCAAAGAATCCAGAAAATGGTTTCTATGAAATTGCCATCAAAGGAGAGACAATCGAACACGACAATCCAGCGGACTACTACAACACGTGCCTGAAAATGTGTACCAAGAGAGCACTGGTAGCAGCCATCCTGACAGCCACCGCCGCCTCCGACATCTTTGTTCAGGACCTCGATGATGATCCTGATGATCTCCCGGAAGACGCCAAGCCAAAGCCTGAGGCAAAGACCACCCCGGCGAAGAAGACCGAACCTGCCAAGGATGCTCCCAAAGATCCACTAAAGGAACCTGCCAAGGCTCCCGAAGGCAAAGCTCCGGAAGCTGCTGGTGGTTGGAAGGAAGTCGCGATCCACTTCGGGAAGAACAAGGGTATCAAGCTTGGCGCTCTCGAAGACAACTCGCTCAACTGGTATATCGAGAACTTCGAACCGAAGGAATACAACGGCAAGTTCCAGCAAAATGACCTTGACCTCCGTGCTGCCCTTAACCAGGCAGCGAATGAACTGGAACAGGGTGCCAACAAGAACAACGAACCTCCCGCCCAATGAGCTACCAAATCTTCGACATTGAGACCGGACCTCTCCCTGAGGACCAACTCGCCAGGATAAAACCGGACTTCAAGGCGCCGTCCAACTACAAGGATCCGGTCAAGATCGCCCAGAACATCGCCATCCAACACCAGGAATGGATATCTGACGCCGCACTTTCGGCTCAAACCGGCCAAATTCTCTGCATCGGCATGTCGGACGGCATCGATTACCAAGTCCTGGAAGGGACCGAGGAGGAACTCCTGGAGCGATTCTGGCTGGAATGGAGATTTGTCAAAATCCCGGAGCGCGTATTTGTGGGGCACAACATCAAGGGGTTCGATCTTCAGTTCCTCGTCCAGCGCACCTTCATCCATGGGCTTTACTGCCCTTCGGACGTAATCGAGGGCAACCGATGGAACAAACGCTTCCTCGACACCATGGAGTGGTGGGGTTGCCGGGCTCATCAATCGTTCATCTCCCTGGACCAACTCTCTAAAGTGCTCGGATTCGGGCCAAAAATAGGCACAGGAGCCGACTTTCACAAACTTTGGGCTCTGGATCGCCCCAAGGCCGTAGAATACGTCCTGGACGATTTAAAGCGCACCAAGAACTGCGCCGCCAAGATGGGAATGCTCCCACGAACTGAACCTTCCGCTGGCTGATCGCCAATTCAACCAGCAGGATTCAACAACAAATTGGCAACAACATAACAAAAACACGCAATGGCAAAAGAAGCTAACAAACCGTCCGAGACAGCCGATGAGCTTATCATTGGCGCAATCCAAGAGAACGTCGCGACCCTCTATCGGCGTCATTCCTCGAAAATCAGCGCGATGATCAAAGCATCCGAAAATCAGGCGCTAACCGTCAACTTCGCCACGAAAATCGACAAATCTTAGGCGGAAACGTCGGTCGAGACCAAGATCCGGTGCAGTTCGTCCGTTACCGACAAAGTCACCCAATCGCTGGATCCCGGCCAGGGCAAGTTCTCCTTCAAGGAACCGGGCAAAGAGGGCGAGCAGTAAAATGAAGACGGACTGGAGCAAAGTCGATTGGTCGAAAACGACCACCCAGATCGCTCGTGAGACGGGTGTTCTTGGAAACTACGTCTCAGCTAAGCGCAGACAGCACGCACCCCACACAGTTCGACTTCTGCGCCCCACGCCACCGGGTACGTCCAGACAGCGGGAATACCAAAAGAGAAAACATGCTGCTGATCTCTGCTGGGAATGCGGTAAAAAGCTCCAACACTACAAGCAATTGTGCGATTCCTGCTACCTGAAGAGACGGCAATGTCGGCGCTCAAAAACAGGTTGCCGCCACTACAAAACAAGGATTTGAAAAATATTCCTTGCCACACGATGGGATCTGTCCCATAACGGAAACACGGCTGTGACAGGCCATTCAGATGAACGAAACAATTCTCAACAATGCCACCAGCGAAATGGGTTCTCTGAGCTTCCCCGGCTCTTGTCTGGCCCGCTGTCACTCGCTGGTGGTATTTTTGAGGATTGGGTCGTGTTAGGCCAGTCCTCACCCACCGCCATCGTCCGTTGCACCCTGTCCCGTGGTGATGAATCACGATCTGTTGGGGCGCTTCTGGACGGTGGCGTCTTTTTTTTATGCCGATCATAAAGTCCACAAACTCAAAGATGTTTCCAGTCCATCCAGATTTGGATGAGGCCGGATTAACCCCATACGAATTCAGGGTCTACTGTCACATCGCCCGTCTTGACTACGGAGAGATGGAGACAAGACCTCTTCTTCACATGGCTGAGCACTGCGACATGTCGCGGGAAATGTTCAAGAACTGTCTGGCGGAGTTGTTAGCCCGAAGAATGATCGTCAAGCTCGCCGCTCCCAATGGAAAGCCTGTCACGTATGGCATCGTCAACCGAACGGACTGGCTATGAGCGAACCTTACCCAGAACTGTTTCCGCAGTCGGTGTTTGTCCGGGAAACGATCCGTCAATCACCAAATGCTTACGCTTTGATCAATTCGACAGGAATCAACGATCCAAAACTTTCTTGGGCTGCAAAAGGAGTCCTGGCTCTCATGATCTCACGCGAGGACAGATCCTCAACGACTTCAAACGCTGTGAACCTTTGTGCTAATGATTCGCCCGGCGAGTTCGATCTGGCGGTCGATTGCCTTATCGAAAACGGTTATGCCGAGTACGTCGACGGAAAGCTCTGGTTCTACGACGTTCCGAAGTCTGGAGGTTTTCGATGAAGGACACTATTTTCGTGACGCAAAACAAGGAGGCTCCGTTCACAAAGATATCCAAATCATTCATAGATAATCCGAAGCTCTCTTGGACCGCCAAGGCAATTCTTGTCTACCTCAAAGGAAAGCCAAACGGTTGGTCAATCCAGATCACTGACATTATCAATCACTCAACAGACAAGGAGACCGCAGTAAGGGCCGCATTGAAAGAACTTCGTCTGGCCAAGCACGCCAAGATTGAGACTGTTCGTTCTGAGGGTAAAATCGTGGAGCGATATTGGGTGGTAAGTGAGGATCCAATCCTAGAAGACAAAAGCTTATTGTGGAAAACCTCAAATAAGGAAAACCAAAACAAGGAAACCTCAATTGAGAAAACCTTAATTAAGGAAACCAGTACGCTTAGTAAGACTGAAGATGTACAAAGAATAGAAGATGTACAAAGAATGAAGGTCGCTGAAGCTCCAAAATCTTGGGAGGAAGGAATTCCATGGGATTCAGACAATCCAAATCATCCTGACTATCTCTACGCTCATCCTGAGGAGAGACCACAGATGGAACTCATTAATGCTCGGGAACTGAACGAACCCACCCAAGTGCCGGTCGCCCCTCCCTCAGCGAAGTCCAACAAAGCAGATCGGGATCAGGCGGAAGTTCTTCGCGTTCCAGTCCCTCACAATCTTGATACCGAGGAATTTTGGAAGCACTGGATCATGTGGCTCAACGAGAGAAGGGTGAAGCGCAAGGCCGTATCCGTGCAGGCGGCGAAGATGCAGCTTAACGATCTATCCGGGCTTGGTGTTGCGAACGCGATCAAATCGATCCAGCAATCGATCAAGAACGGGTACCAAGGACTTTTCCCGCCAAGGGAAGAAACAAGCAGAGTAAATGGAAGGACCGACTACAGGGCAAGAGACCGAGAACCAGGAATGAAAATGAAAGTAACCGAATACTGACCTATGGAAGACTATTTTGAAAAGATGCTGGAGCGACTATCGAAGATCAAGCCGAAGACTGATGCCGAGATGGCGGAGTATGAGGCGGATAAACGTCGGGAGAGAGCCGTTGAACTTCGAGGCGAAAGTGGGATCGAGATGGACAGGTTCTCTAAACCGCTGATCAAGGACGGTCGCTGGGAAACCTTGAGGCAAACCCTGGTGTCCAAGCTTGGCACCGGGTTGATGTGCGCCCTGGTTGGGGTGAGGGGGAACGGCAAGACCCAGCTTGGTGTGGAGATCATCCGGGCCGCTACTGAGAAAGGATGGACCGGGTATCTGGTACGATCGACGCGCCTGATGATGCGAATCAAGGGAGCGATCAACTCTAGCGGTTCGCCGGAGGACGTTATCGAAGAATACATCGGATACCGGGTTCTGGTAATCGACGAGATAGAGAAAGGCATCGGGACCGGGTACGAGAGCCAGATGTTCTTTGAGCTTTTGGTGTCCAGGTCGGAGAAGGGAACCAGGCGGGACACGATCCTGATCAGTAACGAGACGGACGAGGAAGCATTCAGGTCTGTGATTGGGGATTCGCTTGGCTCCAGGATGAACGCGAACGGCGGGATCATCCGCTGTGGGTGGCCGTCATACCGTTGAATTTATGAAAACGATAATCACATTCAAAACGTCGGTGCTGGTGGAGGATGAGGTAACCATGACGCAACTGGTTGACGTGTTATTCCGGTGCAAGGGTGTTGGCGCTCCATTGGAATACACGGTCACAAATGAAACGGATGATTTTCTTTACTTTGGGCCAGATCCCAAAATCAATCCAGAGACTGGAAAGGTCGAGTGCGGAGCCATTCACTCTGACATGGAAGGGATGAGATGCACAGAAGAAGATGGTCATTCCGGACCGCATAAGCACGGAAAAACAGGAACGAGTTGGTTAGCCGGGGCCATGGCCTTACTGAATGAATTCGGACTTCCAAACGAAGTGGACAAAGTTAAGGCAAAGCAGGCGAGGATGCCAACTTCGCCCATCGATCCTCACACGCGGTGTTCAAGCAAGTACGCCGGAAACCAATGCCTTTTTAATGTTGGCCACGAAGGCAATCACAGTGGGGGGATGAGTTCATGGAACGACTTCGATGCCAAGACCCATCCTCATGGACCGCATGGGGGTGTCGAGTGAAACCGACCTGCTGCGAACTATGCGGAAAGCAGAAGGAGCTTTTCCAGATAAGCTGGTCGAACAAGCACCAGGCGTGGACGTGCCTGTGGTGCTACCTCACCTACCCGGTATGAACATGACCAAACAGGAATACGCCATCAAGTTGGCCTGGTTTAGGAAGTTGAAGGGGCTGTCGCACGACACGATGGCTGAACGGATGGAGAAGAAGTTCGGCCATCTTTCTACTCAGCCAGTCTCTTGGCACATGATCCTTGAGGGGATAGAGGCTGGCGCTATCGACGCCAAGGATCAAGGCGTGGCAATGGTTGCTTACGGTCTTGGGATGTCGGTTGAAGACTTTGTCGGTCAAAAAGCCAAAACTTTGAGGAAGATGACCATCGTATGAGCACCACCACGATCAAGCTTTGGTACGTGTCGGAGACTTCCAAGGCGAGACGGTATTGCAAGCTGCCGTTGAGCCGCAATCCAACCGACAGCGATTATTTGTACGTGCCTTTGAGCATCATCGAGCACACCACCAAGTGGGCACCGCTGAAGGATGACAAAGGGCGTTTGGTTGGATGCGAACGATGGTGCCATGAGGTAACGCTCCCGGACTGGTTTATCGAGAAGGAGAAGCTTTGAAACCCTACTACGAAGACGACCGGGCCACGATTTACCACGGCGATTGCCGTTCGATTCTGCCAAACCTGGTGGAAGGAGTCCTTGTCACCGATCCTGTCTGGCCAAACGCGACGGCTGACGTTTCGCGGCCGAACTACAAGGGAAGGTTGTTGGCTGGAACGGACATCGGATACCTGTTCGGAGAGCCGCCATCGGTGACGCCTGGCCGGATGCTGATCGCTGGGATGTGCCGGGATGCCTCCTCCGATGGGAAACAGACAGACCATCCGTGCCCAAGGAAGCTTAAGCACGTCAAGTGGCTGCTGAGACAGTGGACGGATTCATGGGAGATCGCCGTTGATCCGTTCGCCGGGAGTTGCACGACCGCTTTAGCGGCAAAGGAGATGGGTCAGAAGTCCATCTGCATCGAAATTGAGGAGCGGTACTGCGAGATGGGAGCCAACCGCCTTACACAAGCGATGCTGGACCTCGATGTATTTCACGACCCAGTTCTACGAGACAAGCTTTTGGCAATATGAATTCCACGACCACCGTAACCGGTCCTGATGTCCAGGACTGCCCATTCCCGGCAGAAGCGGATAACCATAGGCCCGTAAAATCGACGCTAAGGCCCCTAAACGCCTCCGAGAGGCTTCCGCCGCACTCGATGGAGGCAGAACAAGGGATCCTTGGCTGCGTGCTCCTTGGAGGCGATTCTATGGGCCAATGCATCGAAGAGCTCCCGATGGGGGTGATGTCGTTCTACGACCTTCGTCACCAGCAGCTATTCGAGACCATGTCTGAAATGTATCAGGAACAGGTGCCGATTGATGCCATAACGGTTCAACAGAAGCTCCGGGACCAGGGTCAACTTGAGGCTGTGGGAGGACTTTCCTACCTGTTCAAGCTGACGGAGGCTGTTCCGAGTGCCACCCATATCGGTCATTACATCGGGATTGTGGCTGAAAAGGCTATGCTCCGGGACATCGTTAGGGTGTGTACCGGGTGCGTTGCCAGGCTTTACGATCATGAGGATGAGCCAAGGGGTGTGTTGGAAGGGCTTGAGCGCGATGTGATGAAGATAGGGACGGCTTGCTCCGTAGGAGGGGTGAAACCGATCAAAGATCTGGTCCATGGCGCCATAAACGCCATTGAGGATTGCCATCAAAAAGGGAAGATGCTCAGCGGATTGAGCACCGGGTTCATCGATTTCGACAAAATGACCAGGGGGTTGAAGGGGAACGAGTTCATCGTCATCGCAGGTAGACCTTCGATGGGCAAGAGCAGTATCGCCATGAACATGGTAGAGCACATCGCCATCGACCAAGGTCAAGCGGTGGGGGTGTTCAGCCTGGAAATGAGCGCCGAATCCCTGGTTCTGAGAATGTTGTGCTCGCGCTCTAGGGTGAATCTGAACAATCTCCAGGACGGGTTCCTTCCAGATCGATACTTTCCAAAGATCACCGGGGCGGCAGGGCAGCTAGCCAAGGCTCCGATCTTCATAGACGACACCGCCTCCATGACCGTGATGCAGCTTCGGGCAAAGTCTCACCGGATGGTGGCACAGTACCGCATAAAGCTGATCGTGATCGATTACATCCAGTTGGTTAAGCCATCCAGGTCGGACGGAAAGATGGACCGTAACCGTGAGATCGGTGAGATTTCGGCTGGGATCAAAGCACTGTCCAAGGAACTGAACATTCCAGTGATTGCATTGAGCCAGTTGAATCGTGACGTTGAACGGGAGAAGAACAGGAAGCCGAAGCTCTCCGATCTCCGCGACTCCGGTTCCATAGAACAGGATGCTGACATTGTCTGCATGCTCTACAAACCGAACGAGCACGCAGAAGACGGAGAATTATCCCGCGTATTCGAAGCCGTTCCAATCAATCTCCTGATCGCCAAACAACGAAACGGTCCGACCGGGGACGTTCATCTCACATTCCTCAAAGGATACACACGGTTCGAGAGCGCCGCCAAGGTGAGCAATGAGGACGTTCCTCCGGATGACCAATACACCATGCCATACCAAGAATCATGAATCCAGAACTCGCAGAAATCTACCTCACCATGTCCCGCGTCCTGATCGATTGTGGTCCCGTCGTGATCGCCGGTGGTGCCGTCCGGGACACGTTGATGGGAGTAGAACCAAAGGATTACGACGTTTTCATACTGAACACCGACAAGGCAAAGGATGGAAAGACAATCGCGGAGAAGCTGGCCGTTGAATTCAAAACCGTGGAACCGAAGGAATACCACAAGTCCGAACCTTACTTAGTCGAGACGGTGATGGTAGGAGATGCCTTTGTTCAGGTGATGGCATCCTCGTTCACGAGTGTTACCGAGTTGGTGGCATCATTCGATTGGAACGTGTGCCTGTTCGCCTACGATGGAGAGTTCCACCAACGCACTTCCATCGAGGACATCGCGCCTGGCAAGGACCTCGTGCTCCAGAAGAACACATTCCCGGTGAGCACGCTCCGACGTGGATTCCGTTTTAGCGAACGATTCGGCATGAAGCTGCCAAAGGACACGCTTATCCAGCTCTGCATTGATGTGCTGGAGCAGTCGCAGATCGACGATCATAACATTCAGGAACCACCGCTATGACCTACGAATTCACCATCGCCTACCGTGGACACCTCACCATCGTGGCTAAGACCGAAGAGGAAGCCACCGAACTCGCGGAGCAACAGCTTCCCGATGATGCCAGAATCGATGTCGAGTGCAGTGTTCCAGTTCAAAAATCGAATCCTGTTGACGAATAGCCCATGCGCACGTAAGTGTTTCACAACAACGGCGACGATTGACGACTATGACCAAACCTCAGGCTAAAGAATGTTCCGACTTTCTCTTCCTCACGATATCCAAGTTGGTAACAACGCCAGACGAACTTCAGGTGGGTGATTTGCTTGGGAACTCTTTCCCTGTATCGGCCAACAAGCTGGACCGGAAACTGATCATCGGCGCCAAGGGACGTACGATCGCCAGCATCACGGCATTCCTGAATCAGTTCGCATCGGTGCGAGGATTGCAGACGGACCTGGAGGTAAAGGTCCAGGATGATCCCGAGTCCGGCAATGGAAGCCAGGAGAGGATCCCGGACGTTCGAAAACGATGGGCGGAGTCAGACAATGATTCGATAAGAGTTTTGGCTGGAAACATTTACGCTCGATTGTTTCCATATTCTCACAGCCTGATCCTGGTCAGGTCTTCGGCACGCGAGACGGTGGTTGAGTTGGACCAGAACGAATTAAACCCAACGTTGATGGGAGCTTTCTTCCACTACTTCCGGGCCGTGGGAATGTCCCGAGGCAGAGTGATAACCTTTGTCAGGCTCGATGAAGTCGTGCCGTGACGGGAAGTGTGGATGTGTTGATTTTGCGGTACGGAAAGAACCAGCCCTTGTAGGGAACGGTGGTCCTGATGGTGACAACTTCCGCTGTCGCCACATCAGGCTGGCACGGGATTGGGTTGGTAAACGAATGCTGGATGCAGTAATGCACGCTAGAGCAGCGGAAGAGAAACGGCTACGGACTACGATATGAAAGAATTGGACATCAGAATTGCGATTGCCAAATCGCTTGGGTGGGTGTGGTCTCCAGAGACTCACAGCGAATACGACGAGACTCCGCACACGGTACCGGCACTAGATTGCTGGTGGCACAGGCCAGAGAATGTTACCTGCTGGTGCGATCTTGGAAAATGGACCACCGATCTCAACGAGGCGATCAAGCTGTGTGACCTTATGGCTACGCACGCCTGGAACGCGACAATCGAACGCTGGCCATCGGGAGGTTGGGAAGTCACCTTCGGTTCTCCCAAAGAATCTCACTACGCTCCAAAGGATAGCCTTCCTCTCGCCATCTGCGAAGCCTACCTCCGAGTGAAAGGACTGTGGAAAGATGAAGAGGATTTTCATGGCGGCATGGTGCGCGGGGAGAGCCCGCGACCGGGTTGACAGTAGAATACGAGATTCCCTGCATGAAACACCGCCATGACTAACAAACAACGTAAACCAATCCGCCGCGTATCCACTGCCAGGCAGAAGCAGTTGCAGGAGTATGCGAAGCTGAAGCGGGCCTGGCACGAACGCAATCGCTATTGTGCGGTCTGCCGCCAGCGGGACATTCTCTGCGGGCCAGTCGATCCACATCACTCCATGGGCCGTATCCATGGGCTGCTATTGGATACACGCCTTTGGATTGCTCTCTGCCGAAAGCACCACAACATGGTAATGAGTGATCCAGCTTGGGCGCGCTGCCATAACCTCCTTCCGCCAGTCGGATGGTACAACGACATCAATCGCGCCGATGAATGGAGCAAGATCCTTAACGGTATCGAGATTCCAAAATGAAACTTCATTCACAAGAGGACCGAGAGGAATTACAAGACGACGGCTACTGCGCTGAGTGCGGAGGAGAAGGCCAGAAAATGATTTGCATTGACGATCTTTGTCACGGACAGGGCTTCTGCATTCACGGAGACGGATACATTGTTTGCCCATCCTGCAAAGGAGAGAGCCCGTGAACGACGTTCAGCCTTCGGAAGACGAGTGCCCTATGAGCAAGCCTCACGATGCTGTGATGAATGCAATGGAGAAGGAACTCTGGTGTGGTGCCAGAAGTGCGGGTGGGACGAAACCAACAAGAATTACATCAACGGAAAACCAAAAGAACAAAACATATGAACGACATCAGTAAACTACCGAAATGGGCTCAGGATCTAATCGCATCCTTTGAGCGCCAGCGCAACACCGCCATTCACGCCTTAAACGAGTTCTTGAATGATCAGGAAAAGTCGAACGTGTTCACGCAATCATATGAACCTCTTGGAGATAAGGATGGACCACGTTTAATCAAAAGGTTCATCCAGACAAACCAAGTTAAGTTCGCGTTCGAAACGGGCACCAATCATGACGATGTGATCGACGTTTGCTTCAACGACCGTGGAGAGCTTCGTATTGCCGCTGAACATGGCGTCATCAACATGAGACCGGAGGCATCGAACGTGATCGCCGTGTGGACAAACGACCGATGACATCACTCTTCGAACAACGTGAACGCAATCGCGGACTGATCCCATACCCAGAACGAAAACATATGCAAACTATCATCGCAGTAGACCCAGGCATGTCGGGTGGCATTGCCTATTCAATCGACACCAATCCATCTTCCCCTACGGCTTACGGTATGCCGGACACGGAGGGAGATATCCTGGACGAGTTGAAATCCATTCAGAGGAACAGTTCCTCGACACCTATCGCCTTTATCGAGCAGAACACCGGATTCGCTGGCGTTAAGATCCCTTCCCACACCATGTTCAAGCTCGGTCGCAACACAGGATTCCTCATTGGAGCTATGCAAGCTCTTGGTTTCCGTATCGAACCCATCACCGCCAAGAAGTGGCAGGAACCTCTCAGTCTCGGAACCGCCCGCTCCTGCGCATCCAAGACGGAATGGAAGAACAAGCTCAAGGCCAAGGCCCAGCAACTCTACCCTCATCTCAAGGTCACTCTCCAAACCGCCGACGCGCTGCTCATTCTCGAGTACGGAAGGAGGATGCAGAAATGAGCATTACAACGAATATTTCCTGGGCTGGCAGCACATGGTCTCCATGGATTGGCTGCACACTCCGAAGTGAGGGCTGCATAAATTGCTACGCCGAATGGCTGGACGAGAAACGCTTTAGCAAAACGCTTGGCGGGGGCACGCCAGCCCGGCCAATCCAGCATTGGGGCAAGGGAGCGCCACGCTACCGGACGGCAGAGTCAAGTTGGGAAAAGGTCCGAGCGTGGAACCGACAGGCCAACCCATACCGCCGCAACATCCGGAAGCCAAATCCAATCACGACCGTATTTCCTTCGCTCTGCGATCCATTCGACGAGGAAGTCCCAATCGAATGGTTCGTTGACTTCCTTGACCTAATCCGGACAACTCCAAACCTGACATGGCTTCTCCTCACAAAACGCCCAGAACTTTTCTTCTGGAGATTCAAACAAGCCCAACACGAATTATTGGACGGAGAACTCAAGCACTGGCTCCACGACTGGGAAGAGCACGGCATCGCCCCCAAACACGTCTGCATCGGCACCAGCATCGAAAACCAGAAATGGGCCGACATCAGGATTCCACAATTGCTGGCCATCCCGGCGCATCGAAGCTTCCTAAGCGTCGAGCCGATGCTCGGCCCCATCAACCTCGCATACACCTGCTTCAACGGCGCAGACTCTTTCGGCACAACGCCTAGAATCCACCAAGTGATTTTCGGCGGCGAAAGCACGCAAGGCAAGCCAGCCAGGCCGTGCAACGTCGAGTGGATCAGAGATGGCGTGAAGCAATGCAGAAAGGCACGGGTCGCGTGCTGGGTCAAACAGCTTGGCAGCAACCCGACAACGTACGACCCGCCTGATGAATTCCCAGACGGGACGGAATTCCTCGGACAAGACCCAAAGCTCAAGCACAAGGCCGGAGCCGACATGTCCGAGTGGCCAGAGGACCTCAGAGTTCAGGAGGCAATGCCATGAACAAAGACGAACTGAAAGTTGCCATGGTTAAACTGGTTGGAAACACATCTTTCATTGAGGCGATATTTGCTTTGTCTGAAATTGCCGACGATTTTGAACGCGTTACCATTCCTGCCAACAAAAGAGCGTGGCGTCAGGCCTCCAAGAAGTTGGTTGCACTGGCCGAAAAACTGTCTGATTTATGATCACCTATGCCACCGAACTACTATTACGAATCAATCCAGGCCGACAGGGAATTCACAGAGCACCGGCTCCGTTACCTCCGTGCCAAACGTGAATTCCAGGGATTGAGCCACGCAGGCCATGAACCAAAACTCATGATCAACGGTGTTCACCAACCCATTCGCCAAGCCTACCTGGAACGCCAGATCGACGCCGATTTCAACAGAACGACATGATAGAACGTGAAACATCAGAACCGTTGATGCCGCACATCGTCCACAAGGATTTCCGAAGTGAACCGATCATGGAAATCCGTGAGCACGACAAAGAACCATCTTACCAGGAGTTTCTCCGAGCGAAAAGCATTGGCTTTCCTGGATGGCCAGAGAAGGCCACCGTCGAGAACTGCTTCACTCCAATCAAACCAATCATATTCCCAGATGAGCAAACCCCTCGCTAAACCAATCCGCTACCCGGCCACCAAGGCCATCGCCACCGCCAAACGTAAACAATCGTTATCCCATCCGTGGAACCGTGGCTATCCAAACAACGGTAAACTCAGAAAGATGGCCGCATGAGAAAACCAAAGTACGCTCTCAACCCTTTCCCTAAACCAGACAAAGGTGCTCAACTCATCACCGTTCGTATTACGCGCAAGCCTTCTCCTGCTGGGCCAGATGCTCGCGCAACATCTTCTCGGATTGATCCGCTACCGCCTCATCCTCAGGATCCCGCGTCATGATGGCCAGCCTCTTGGTCACGGAGGCGTTCAGCTTCAACTGCACCGCCATCGCGTTATTGACCAGTTTATGCGTCACATCCCCGGTCTTCTCGATCACATTGAGCTTGGCCGCCATCTTCGCCGCCGCCATCGAAGCCACCGCTTGGGCTTGGCTGTTCCGATACTGGATCCAGGCAAGCCCGAGCGTCACGATCCCCGCGATCATTCCGTTCCAGACCACATCCGTCATGGCTATCATCATCCTCCCACACTGCCATTTGTAAGAAAAAGATACCAGAACTTCTTACAGAACCCAGTTGTAAAGCATTCCTTTACAACTCACGCCAGGTCCGGCCTCAACCAGAACTCCTTACCATCACCACCACTCCATCCAAACATCTCGGTCTCTGCTGGCCCACACCAAAACGCAAACCGTGCAAATCCGAACTCGTCCATCCGAAAGTTCAAAATCGAGGTAACCTGGTTCCATCGCTCAGGCGTCACCCTCACCAGTCCGTATCCCTCAGGATTTATTCCCATCGTTCTCTTCCTCCGATAGTTGGTCCAACAATTCCACATACCCAATCATGTCCACCCGGTTGTCCCGCTTCGAACGGTTTATCTCCCGAGCAATCTTCAACTGGATCAAACAAATGCAAACCTGCTTTGCTGTAACCTCCATCCCAAACACCGGCGACCAAAGCTTCGCCAACCTACCAAAGCTCACCCTGGCATCACCATACGACTCCCGCCGCTGCCCGTTGATGATCTCCAATGCCTCTTCGCTGACCGATTTCATACAGTTGCCTCCAGCGGATACTTCCCCCTCAGTCCTTCCCACCTATTCAATGGCCCAAAGCTCGCCACCCAGAACTCCGTTATCGTCACTCCAATCACCCCGAGATACCGAATCAACTGGTCCGTCCCCAATCTTCCAGTCCTCTCCCACCTCCCAACCGTGATAGTCCTCACTCCCATCACCCCGGCCACCGCCTCCTGGCTCATCTTCGCCACCTTCCTCAACCGCTTCATCTCACCACCGATCTGTGTTAGTTCGTTCATTGCTCCTCCTTGCTGTTCGGTATCCGGATTATCGGCGCGTGTTTCACCCAACTCATCCTGATCCGGTCATCCCGATGAACCCGCTCCTCGGGCCGAACATGCCAATCATGCCCCTTCGGCTTTGTGCATGTTCCAACCTTCGATGATCCTTCAGGATTCGGTTCCCCGCACATGTTGTTCCGTACCTTGTAATCCTCCCAGGCTTTGTCCTCCATCCGCCCCCATCTCCCAATCCGATACGCCCTCAGTTGATCAGCCTTATCCAACGCATCCCGGCGCGCATCCGATCCAGGAAGCCTCCCTTCCGCGTCCTGTCTCCAATATTCCTCCCCACCCTCAAACGCCAGCATCATCAGTTCTTCAGCATTCATCTTTTTCATAAACATTCCTTCCATCATCAATGAGTCTTTCATATGTCCATTCCTTTACTGTGTTCCAGTTGACCGCAACTCCCCTCCCAATCATCAGGTTCCCCGTAAGACGCGTTCAACTCCGAGATCGGCGGCTCTATCGGATCAGGCGGGTCCTGGTGCTCTGTTTGAGAGGGCAGGTGCGATGTCACTATCCCATTCAAAACATCGTGCCCAACACCAGCGGCTTCAGCGTTCTCGTAGTTCGCCTCCCCAGGCAACGGCAATCCAGCCTTCCTCGCTCGGTAATCCCTTTGCGCTTGCCGGTTATACGCCCGCCGATCCTCATCCCCCCTCATCTTCCGATACTTCGCCCCATTCACCACCCGGTAATCATACTGCCCCAACCTCACTAACTTCCTCCCCTCCTCATCCTTCGTCCTCGAATTCGGATCCGGCATACAAAAGAACTTGATTGCCTTCTCAATTTCCTTCGGCTCTTCCCCTATCAACATCCCCACCAATACCGGATTCAGGATCACCACACTCCCATACTTCGTACTCGGCTTCTGCTTCGCGATAACATACCCCCACACAGCAAACTTGATCGCCCCTGCCCCTATCATTGACCCCTCATACATCGACTCATGGTGCTTCCCATACATAGATTTTACGCCTTCCAGTTGTTCATTTCCCCTTATTTTTACCACCTTTCACTCATGTCTGTCAATACCTGTCAGCACGCGTGTAGCTTTTTGTAAATGTCAGCCAAAGTGAGCCCATTCAGATACAGATACAGACTCTCCCTACCCTCTCTTGCTCAATTTCATCTCTCCTACAAAGTCCAAGATCATCCCAATTCCTACCTCGGTTCAAGCCATGCTCAAAGCCAAAGGACCCAGATAAAAAATTCCAATTTGAGGTTCGCAAGGGGACATCTCTATTCGATTGGCGCACCCCGCCCCGGTCCCGCCTCTACCCGGCACCCCCATTTTCTGTCGGTTTGAGACGAGTTCATAATCAATTCCGCTGTGTTGACACTATCCGACGATCAGGATGCAACCTTGGCCTATTTCCGATCGATTACTGGGCATTCCAGTTCGGAGTCTCAACCTACTATTCTCGTTCTGGTGGTTCTGGACGTGTTTTTGGGGTGGTTTTGTGGTGTCCTGACCGTAGTTCCAGCCGGTTTCAGCCGGTTTGCGCTTCAGAACCGGCTCTATCGCACAAGTATGCAGTCAATCCCGCATCAGTTTGTTATGGCAGCATGAGTCATTTACTATCATTTACTGTCATTTCTGTTGATACAGAATCGACAGGCGAAAATGCACACTTTATACACTCGGGACGGTTGAATCCCTACTGAAATCATATAGATAGTAGAGAAGATTCAATGGTCGGGAACGTCTGGTCCAGCGTGAAGAGCTCGTGAAGGCTGGAAGGCAGCGCCGCCAGGAGACCAGGAGAGTAGTTCCCAGTCCAATGGATTCTCAACTTTGCGAGAGTGTTGATTCTCAGGTTTGAGAAAAAGGGGTGAATTTTCTCATAGATGAGAGGAAAAGTGGGGTTTTTGGGGTAAAAACGTGCTGGCATGGGTGTTGCTATGGCTGATCTTGTCGATTTTGATCTTTGGAAAACGGTGACGGCTACGGATGACGGATCTTCAGAGTGCGGTGTCCAGTTCGGACTTTCGAAAGGCGCACTCCCCGGAAGAAGTAGCGCGATAAGCAACCAAGCGACTGGCTTGGCTTCATCCCGATAGCAAGGGAGGAGTCAAAGAGGTAACGGGTTTGGACTGGTCAAGATTACCAGCGTCGATATGAGACGAGAAACATGGGAGAAAGCGCAACCTAAGACATTGCGCTGATTCATTCCGGCAAGGGCAATGTTCGAGACGGGAGATACGGGACAAGAGGTAAAGACTTCGTGGCCGTACACGGGAAGCGAGAGAGGGCATTCCACCGATAACATCAGTTAGTCAATAGGCTTGCCGGGGAGAATGAATCACGACAAGGACAATCAACAGAACACAGGGCTTTGTATACACATTGCCCTGCTCTTTCGTTTACACGTTAGAGGCGTTCTCTCGGTATCAGGGCAATGACTGTCAGGGTATCGAGCAAAACGCGGTTTAAGGAAAATACCACAATGAATACTACAGAAAATGCGGTTGGAACGGTTGCGGTTAAGAACGAGATGGTTTTGACGCGGCCGGAGGGCAACGTTGCGATTATGGACGGCAAGACGGTTAAGACGTCCAATCTCAAGACAGGTGTCTCAGGGGAGCGGTTGCAGACTTTGAAGGAATTCAAGGTTGGCAAGAAACTGGCCAATGGAGAGGCGAAACGGGCACACCGTGAGTACCTCCGGGAGAATGGCGTGGATGCTGGGCAGAAAGCGGCTGCTTTGTTTGCCTTTGGGATCCGGTTGCCTAAGGGAGAGTCATTCAATCCGAAGACTGGTACGGGCTGCACAAGGTGGACTTTGGCGAGTAAATTGGCGGAGCCTGTCAAGGTGGCGGAGATTGCGGCTGCTCCGGCTGCTCCCGTGGACTTGCTCTCCATCCTCGCCCAGTACGGGATTACCAAGGAGAGGTTCGAGTCGATGAAGACTGTCACTGGCCCTGCGTCTGACGTTTCCCCGGTTGCCGAAGTTAAGGCGGCTTAATTCACCACCACACACTGAACGATTGACGCCCCTCTTCGGAGGGGCTTTTGCTTTATGGACTACGTGGAATTTTTGGTATGGTTGAACGCGTTTGAGCGTGGGGTGTACCTTGACCTTGACGAAGAGGGGCAAGGGTACTCGAGGATTGACTGATTTCACTCGCCTTCCCGGTTGCGGCTGGGCAGGCGAGATGAGGCCAGAAAGGTTTCACGCGTGGCGTGGGCGTACTGCGCTGATTTGAAGGAAAATACCACACTATGAAAAGGCGTATTGGAGATCCCGCTTTACAGCGGACAAGAACCAAGGTTGTGCTTTGGTTCATGAACAGTCGTACCGGACACCAGAAGCAAGTTGCGGCTGGAACCGAAGTTGAGTGCGATTACAACGGTTCATGGGCATATCTTTGGCTGTTGGACGATGGCAACTACCGTGCTTGTGCGGAGTTTGAACAGTTTGAGCACGAAGCGTGAGCGGGGTCATGGGCCAAAAGGATGGCAACATCGCGTCAACCTGTTGGGATTCGAGGACAAGGTTGTCCTGTTGTGGAACAAGCGCATTCTGTGGATTGGAGTGCGCGGCGCTTTATGGGCTGCTCTTGGGCGTCCGGTTTGAGTGTTCGGTTTCACCGTGTGACAGGCGGTGTACCCGAGCGATCATGCTCGAATGAAAGGAAATACCACCTATGGCAGAAAAGCTTAAGGTTGACTTGCCGGAACTGTATCGGCACGCAACGAAGGGAACTCGGCGCTTGCTGGCGCACTATTCGAATGCGGCTAACATGCCGTTGCTTCCGATTGAAATCATACGCCATTTTTACAATGGGGATGCCGGTCTGAACGCGGCTATTGACTGCCTTGGCAAGGCGCTGGAGTGGTTGCCAAACACCAGGATATGGCGATGACCACCATAGAATTGATCGACCGGGCAGCATCGAAGCCGAATAGGCTGGCCACAATCCCAGTGGAACGTGCTGGTTGGGTGCGTGTTGGCCAGACGGTTTATGGCTTTGCTGGTGCGAACCACCATGAGCCCGCGATGTACATGGAACTGAATCATCTCGATTCCGAGCATCGCAATCGCTGGGATGAGGCAATCGAAGCAACTTTGATATGAAAGACCCATATTCACGGTATTGCTGGACGGAAGCGGCTATCGACCTGCTTGGCTGGATTGTGCTGGCCGGGCTGTTCGTGGGGCTGTTCTGGTTTTGGTTATGAACTTTCGAGACGTAAAGACCAGCGCCGAAAGGCAACACTGGTTCTGGCAGCGCGAGCAAGAGGCGCTGCTGATGGCTGGCATTGCCGAGCGTCGTAAGGATACGGCTGGGCGTGCTGGGGAAGGAGGTTCCCGGAGCACAGGAGATTATCTGTCCTGGTGGATGGGCGGAGTTTGACGCCAAGGTGAAGTTCACTCGTGAGAGTGAGGCGGCGCTGACTGCTGCCCGGATGGTTACGCGCGAATACTCATGAAGCATGAGATCGCGATCTTGCAGGCCAACGGTGTTGAGTAAGGCTCTTCGGTTCTGCCATCCTACGGGGTGGCAGACCTGGACAGCCATGAAGGTTGTTCTGAAAGGAAAATACCACAATGACAACGATTACAGGAAATACGTACCCGGTGAAGGATCAGTTGAAAGCACTGGGTGGAAAATGGAACGCTGACGCCAAAGGTTGGAACGTTCCGGATGACAAGGCCGAACAGGCCAAAGCCATCGTGGCTGCTGCTGGACCGGCAAAGCCGTTCACCGGAGCGCGAAGCGATAGCAGTTATCGCCCAACACGCTGCAAGGAGTGCGGGTGCTCCGCGACTCGCTACAACAAGATTTACCGTAACGGCCAGTGCCGTGACTGCTACGTCTCGAACAAGGAAGAGGCTGAGATGGGGTACTGATATGAACCTTAAACCCTACCGAAATGCTGGGGTACCGATACTCGCTATCGAGACGGCGGACCCTGGGGCGTTGATTAAGAGCGCGGTACGATCGCTGAACGGCAAGAGCAACGTAACGCCTGTGATGCAATGGGACATTGTTAACGGGCTTACGGGGTTGAATGACCCTGGGAACGAGCTTGCGAGACAGGTTGGTCCGAATGGTGCGCTCGATACTGGCAACCCTACCGAGTGCCTGTCCAAGCTGTGTGCGGATGGGACAGAACAGGCTATAACGTTCTTTCACATGGCCGGGAGGTTCCTGGATAACCCATCGCTGGTACAGGCCGTTTGGCTCTGCCGGGATGCATTCAAGGCTCGGGCTTGCACCTTGGTGCTGCTCGGGCCGTCGTTCGTACTCCCTGAGGAGTTGAAACATGACGTGGTGGTGGTGACCGAGCCATTGCCTGATGCGGCTGAGATAGGCCGTATCGCGTCACAATTGGTCCAGGACGCATCTTTACCGGAGATGGGTGCCGAGATGGTGGTCAAGGTGACAGAATCGCTCCTGGGGCTTTCTGCGTTTGCGGCTGAGCAGTGCTTGGCTTTGAGCTTGACCAAGGCGAACGGTATCGACCTGGTGGCATTGAGGGAGCGGCGCCGGTCGTTTCTTCAACAGTTGGCCGGGATTGAGGTTCGGCGTGATTCGATCACCTTTGCGGACATTGCTGGGTACGACAACGTGAAGGATGCGCTGAGCCGGAAGATCAAAGGGAAACGGCCACCCGGCTTGATTCTCTGGGTCGATGAGATGGAGAGAGCGGTTGCTGGCAGCCAGGGGGACACGTCCGGTGTGACGCAAGACCAGGTTGGCACGTTGTTGACTTGGATGCAAGACAAGCTGAATGCGGATAAGCTGTCCGCGATGCTCTGTATCGGCTTCCCTGGTACGGGAAAGAGTGCCATCAGCATGGCCCTACGGAACGAGGCACAATGTGAGTGCCTACGGTTGGACATGGGAGCCATGAAGGGTTCACTCGTCGGCGAGAGTGAGAAGAAGGTCCGCCAGGTGCTCAAGACGGTGGACGCCATGGCCGGGAGTCACATCCTCATGATCGCAACCTGCAACTCGGTTGAAGGCTTGCCTGCCCCGTTCATAAGTCGATGCGCGTTCGGTTCCTACATGTTTGATTTGCCACGACAGGAGGAAATGATCAGCCTGTGGGAAATCAAGATGAAGAAGTACGGCATCGTGGATGGCAAACCGCCGTTGGTTCTGTCTACCGGTTGGACAGGTCGAGAGATACAGCAATGCTGCTTCCTTGCGGATGACCTGCAAATCACATTGGCCGAAGCGGCCAAGTACATCGCTCCGTTCTGCAAGAGTGGGGCGGCTGAGATCGAGACATTGAGAAACCAAGCCCATGGCCGGTGGATCAGTGCAAGTGCGCCTGGGATCTATCGGAAGGATGAGGCCAAGACAGGAAGGAGGATGATGGAATGAACGCATATCGTTTCGACTTCCTGACCAACTGTTCAGAGTGCGGTTCACGCATCTATCGGTGCGACAAGCTGAGAATCGAGATGGACGGTTACATGTTCTGCTCCAAGTCGTGCAAGTGGATGAACGACAGGAGGGAGGCACACGCTCGCCACTGGCAAGCTTCCGTCTGCGACGCTGACTATATACCCTGATTCCCCCGTTGTGGCCCTACGCGGGGCCACTCCGGAGCAATCAAGCACCCGGTGCGCCGCCGTTACGGCGCGATAAAATATGCAAGTGAAATCATTAGTTGACCTGTGCAAACGCGATGGAGAATTGGGGACACACAACCGGGTTGAGCGCCTTACGCGCTACGCCGCAATGGTTGGGTGGGATAGCTTCGGGTCCCACTACAAGGAGTCCGATCCCACCGACGTTCCGGCTGATGTGGTCCGGCAGATACTCGCGCTCGACTACGCCGAGCGGTAGACGGACAATCTGGCAGAGATGGGCCGTCAGATGGGCAAGATACATGTCTCGGTGCCGTCCAACGTCAACGTCTGGCAGCACCTCAAGGGTGAGCAGATCATGGCGGGCGCGGCCCGGCAATTGGCGGATGCCGCGAAGCTGCTCACCGAGGTCACCGAGGTAGCGCGATAGTTTCGTTCTGGCGTCACACCGTGGCGCTAGACCGGAGCAATCAAGCTTCAGAAGAAAGGATTACCACATGACACAGGACATCAAGAGGAACATGGCTTTCCAGATCGGAGAGAAGCTGACCAACGAACCTGACCCACGGGACAAGGATATGTGGTTGGTGTGGCGGGTTCGCAAGGGTGACGTGACGCTGCTGGGAGCGTACGAGGCTTGGAACAAGCGGATCGCTGAATGGAACGCCGAATGGCAGAAGGAGCTTGGAGGACACATTGAGTGACGGGGCGGCTGATCCTGCTTCGCTGCTGAGGCGAGCCCAAGCGATTGAGCGTGCAAGAGAGAGTCCATACAATTATTTCAGCGGGAGGCTTAAAACGCCTCCAGAGGAAGAGACGCGCATCCGCAGCGAGCTTGAGATCATCAAGCAGGACTACGCGGCGAAGCGGACGTTCACAACGACCTGGGTGCCATTCTATCTACCAAGCGGCAAGGTTGCTGTGAAAGTAGGCAATGAAGACGTTCGTGTTTTTGAGGACAAAAAGGACTATCCGGCTATGGATTATGCGCTTGATTTCTGCGCTCGGAACCGTCCGGTGCGTGACGACTCACCCAAGCCGAACCAATGGGAGAACCTGTTTCCAAGTGATAGATCACAACCATTATCGACGGGGAATCCGTTAGAGGTTTTTGGCTTGGTTGGTTACGATTCTGGCGGTGAGCAAGCTGCACGGGATAGAGTCCGTGCCAGGCTTGAGGCCAGAAAGAGGCAAGAGCCCAAGCCGAAGTCGAAGCCCAAGCGGGATCCTCTTGAGAGGGTATATCGCAAGTTCAACCTGGAATGATTTATGAGACAACTGACATACGGAGATTGTAATCGAATCGCGGTTGCTCTTGGGTTATCGCCCGGAGAGTGGCATGGCCGGGATGACGACGCCCGAGGGCTGGCCTTCACGGTCTGCGGCGGCGAGTTGACGGATGGCTCCAAGCCGCCGCCTTGGCTTGGCCGCATGAACGGCTGGCATGTTGAGGAGATCGCCAAGGAAGCCATTGAACGCCATGCCGTTGAGCGGGTTGGCCGATACGGATGGAAAGCTTTATGAATGCATGACGTGCCGGTGCGCCTCACCGGATGAGCGTGTAGAGCAGAACGGCCATAGCGCCTAAGCCAACGACATGAATGCAGATGAACCCTGAACAAAAAGGATACGCCTTGAAAAAGACCTAGCCGTTCTCTCACTGGTAGCACTGCCAGTGAGAGACCGGAGCGGTTGCTCCAAAACAACGAAAGGAAAATACCATATGAGCGAAGAACAAGCAGTGGAGTGGGTCTACGACCAGGACGAATCCGAATCGCATGACGCAAATGATCCCTGGTGGGATGATCTGGAACGGGCATTCGTGGCAATCGTCGGACGGAAGCCAACAGCGCAGGAGGAACAGGAAGGAGTCTGGTCGCACCTTTGCGCCATGACGCCGAACTGTGGCACACGCCCAGAAACGGAGGTCGCATGAACATTTTAGCCCACCTAAGCACGACGCCGCACGGACACCCCGGCGAGATCGTGATCATCATTGTCGGATACGCCCTGGCGGCGGTTGCGCTCGCCTGGTGCTTTCGGAGAGGAGTGAAGCGATGAACGATCCACTCAAAGTCCGCGCCGCCGATGGCAATTATGTGCTGGACGGCGATGACGTGGTGACAGACACCACGGGCGACAACGACCGATGCAACGCAATTGCGGCCATGCACGGTATGAACTACGTGAAAATCTTACGGAGGGCGTTGGAAACCCTTCCAGCGGTGTTCACGTTTCGACAGTTCGCAACTGCGTGTGAATCCATTTCCAATGAGGAGGGATTTTAACTATGCCATGCTGGACAGCTACAATGGCTACCGTGAACTTAAAAGTGGCGGACCTTGACCTGCTGGAAGCAGCGTTTAAGGAGATGAATCTCAATCCGGTGCGCCAAGGCGAAGTGATCTACTTCGGCCAACGAGGAGAAAGTTTCAACAAATCGACTGGAGAATTACGGGTACGATCGGAGCAGTCCGTTGCACCCATCAAGCGCGCTTACAGCCGCCAAATCGTGAAGAAAGCTGAGCGGTACGGCTGGAAGGTGGTCGATAAAGGACAAGGGAAATTCGAGCTTTTGAAAAGGTAACCCTATGCCAGACAAAATCACGGTGACTGTGCTCGAAAACGGGCAACTGAAGATCGAGACCGATACAATAAGTCTCGGGAACCATGTTTTGGCCGAACGCCTATTACAGGAACTCTGCACACTCGCAGGCGGCGAGGTAACGCGGAAGAACAAGAAAGGCTATGCGGAGCACTCGCACGGCCAGGGACAAGGATTCCATGCACACCACTGAACAAACGGTCATGAAGGAGAAGATCGAACTTGTGAACGATTTCCATGGCACCTACGCCAATGTTGTAGTGCCTTGGACAGGTTCATCGGTCCACTTCATTTCGAGATCAACATTCAATCGAGTCCGGCGTGCCCTTTGCGGGATGCTGGATTGCCAATGCGGCCAGACCAATGGCCGAGTCACGATGCACGCCGATTACGAAGGCCAACGCGGAAAGTTCGCCATCATTCGCCACTCATGATCCCAACCCTGACCGATCACATCCCCGAGTGCGAGCAGTGCTTCGCGGCGTACCACCGGACAGGTGAGTACTGCAACGAGGGCAAGCGCCTCATGGACAAGCACACCGTGGTGATGGTCGTGCAACACACGAAGTTCCTTGAGGAGATGAAGGACCGGGAGTTCGTGGAACCGAAAAGTTTTGCTTAAGCCGTTGCATAGCGGTCTCTTGGCAACAGTGCCCACACGGTGTGCTGTAAAAGGGTGAAAACCCCAACCGTGCCACCTTAGTCCGATGACAAACGCTGTCCAGAATGCCAATGGACAGCGCCGTCAACGGAAGCAGTAAACAAATCCGTTGTAAACAGAAGGAAATACCACAGATGAAGATCATCAACATAACTCCAGCGATGGAGAAGGAATACCTGGCTGGAACATTGCCGGGATTCCTATCGTGCAATCCAAACTTCGGAATGGCTCATCTTATCGAGGTGACAGTCTGGCCAGTGGAAGGCGGTGCTCTGTGAAGACCGTCGATGTTAACCTTTTCCGCGATGCCGTGGCGTTCACGATGACGCTGCGCAAATGGGGCAACCGCCGTTCGGGCGACATGGCCAAGGTTGAGATGGACGCCAGCAAGTCCCGGTTCAAACTCTCCAAGCAGTTGGTTGAGAGTCCTGAGTTGGACGCGATCAACCAACACCAAGGCGAGGTCTACAAATGGTGCCTGGAACGGAGCGTTCCAAGCTTCTTCAAGGACGGGCTCTACCTGGTCCGGTTGTCGGAGGTCGAAAACTTCGAAGCCAAGCTCAAAGAGGAGACGGCCAAGATGCAGGCGCTGATCAAGGACTTCTGCGATGCCTATCCTAAGCGCAAGGATGAGGCAAGAGCGGCTTTGAACGGCCAATACAGGGAGGATGACTACCCGACCGTTGAGGACATGCCTGGGCGGTTTTCCATCACCTGGAACTGGATCGCCTTTGGTGTCCCGGAGAACCTGCCTGCTGAGCTTCGGGCTTCTGAGGCTGCAAAGATCGAGCAGCAATTCAAGGACGCTGAAACCGAGATCATGTCCGCTCTTCGGGAAGGGTTCGGCAAGATCGTCAAGCACGTCACCGATCGGTTGGGTGAGGAGACCAAGGACGGCGAGAAGAAGCCGAAGATATTCCGTGACACCCTGTTCGAGGACATGACGACTTTCGTCACAACGTTCTCTGCCAGGAACCTAGTGAACGACACCGAGCTTGAGAAATGCGTCAAAGCTGCTCAGTCAATCCTCGCCAATGTTAGTGGCGGTGATGCCAAGAGTAAAGCTCAGGTGATTCGGGACTCCTCGCAGCTTCGGGCTCAGACAGCCGAAGCGTTCACCCTGCTAAAGTCCGCCGTCGATAAGACAATCGCGGATAAACCCCAACGCAAGTTCAACTTCGACGACGAATAGGATCATATGGAAATCACAATCAAAACACAGGCGGAATTGGACGCTCTACCTAAGGCGTTCACGGAATATACGGTTCTCCGAATCGAGTCCACAGAGTGGATTACGGTCGTGGCGAGGGGGAACAGCAGGGTCGAGGCGTGGGAGAACAGCAGGGTCGAGGCGTGGGAGAACAGCACGGTCGTGGCGTGGGGGAACAGCACGGTCGTGGCGTGGGAGAACAGCAGGGTCGTGGCGTGGGAGAACAGCACGGTCGTGGCGTGGG